GTTCTTCGCGCGCCAAGTCTTGGTTTCGGCGACTCTTTCTTCGTGCGTATCTCCGCTCCAGCTATGCACGAATGGTAGAAGAGATTCGCAGCCTTCCACTCCGCATCCGAGCCACACGTCGTCAAAACGCCATTCTGCCGGGCCGGGGTTTTGTACTACCGCCGCCACAAGAACCGATGCCGTACTTTGGACTTCTACAGTCTTGCAGCGAGGACATGCAACGGCTACAGGCTCAAAAGCGTTGGATGACGAGCCTTGATACAGATATGGCTGTCGAAGCGTGGACAGCGGGGCTTCAATATGCTCTCCGCACACAGAGCACAATAGGTAAATCATCATCGGCATAGTGCCCAGAATTATACTGCTCTTAGCCGCCGACTACATGCTCAAATGACTATCAATTATTTTGGGGCGGCGCTAGGCGTGCCATCATCTCTAGGTTAGAGGGAACCTGGGCAATCGGGGGAGTATTTAGACGCGCGAACAACTGCGTTATTGAATCCTCGGCGTCTGGGCTGCTCCGATGCTCTCCAACTACGATTACGAATTCCTTCACGCGTCAGCTTAGATTCGTTCTTCATCGCCAGCCGAATCCGATGCAGCATGAACCATGCGGACTTCTGCGTGACGCCGAGAGCCCTGCTCAATTCGTAGCTGGAGATACCGTTCTTGGCGCTAGAGAGCAGCCACATGGCCGGGAGCCACTTTTCAAGGCCGATGGGTGAATCTTCCATGACCGTGCCCGTCTTGAGGCTGAATTGCCGCTTGGCGTGGACACTCTTGCACTGCCACTTGCCCTGCTTGGCGAGAAAGCGGGCATCCTTGCGTCCGCACGTGGGGCAGACAACGCCATCAGGCCAGCGGCGAACTACCATGTAATCAATGCAGTTCTGCATGCTTGAGAAGTAGATGATGGCTTCGCGGAGTGTCTTAGGCTCTTGCATGAATTAAGAATATCGAAGTTTGTTTGATTCGTCAAGTATGTTATTACCCCTATAAAGAGGGGCTTCTTTTTTGGGCTATAAACACGAACGGCCCACGCAAGGTGGACCGACGTGGCTCTGGCGGTTTCCGCTCCCTCCTTTCCTTTCCGTACTCGCAAACGAGATACCGGCTTGCACCGGCCCCATTCGCTGCGAAAAGTGTAACATTACACCAAATCGGAGACGCCTAAATTATTTTTAAAATACTTGTTGACATCCGATTACTAATCGCATAGGGTGTGGACATGAGAGGGAGTCAACCTCACGGAGGGCAGCACAATGAACGAACGGGCGCGAGAGGCACGCTTTCAAATAAGGCAAATTGACAGGAGGCTAGCGTTTCTCAGCAAAAAACTTCAACGTCTCGAACCCATAAACCCCATATCTGCTGAAAGCTGGCAAGCGGCTTGGGACAAGCACCCGGATCAACACGAAGAAAGGATAATCTGGCTCGGTCGGCGTGCCACGCTTCGTAAGGAGCTAGGGGCGGCTATTCCTGAAGGCGATTTGTGCGATTTGTCGGCCAGGCTGGAGTGCGGCGAAACGGTTAGCGTCCAAGGTAGATATTGTCCTTGCCGGTTTGAGATGAAAATCATCGAAGGCGCTCTGGGAACCCGATGGCTGACGGCGGTTGTGAACGGGAAACGCGTGCCCAACCAAAATGTGCTCTGGGGAAGCCATTCGGCAAGGGCGTGGATGCGCGCCGTCCGTATCGCAATCTCGACTGACGCGGGGGCAATCGCATGAGCTACCCCCACGCCAACATCCTCGGATCGAGCAAGCCGTCTCGACACCTCAACTACTCCACCATCTTCTCCATTGTTACGGCGGTAATCTACTTCGTAACGTGGCTCTGCCGCTAGAAAGGAAATCAACATGGCAAAACAGATTCACGTCGCGCTCTACCAAGACACCTCCAACGGCAAGTGGAAGGTGTTCACTGATGGCGAGTTTACCGAGCATCGTATCGCCTCAAACTTCCTTGAATGCAAGCGCAACGCTGGGTGGTGTGGGCCACTCGCTGTCGTAAGTGGCACCATCGTTCCGGCGGCTACCCCTTCGGAGATCGACGTTATCCTAGGTGCGTTCTAACAATGCCCGCCGGGCAAAGGAGGATGGTAAATGAAGTGGAAGGACATCACATCTTATTCTCGTGGAGAAGCGCGCATTCCCTGCTCATTTGAGATGAGGGTCGGCGAGTTGAGACTCGTCGTTACCCGCCGTCATGGATGCGAAGGGTGGTACGCGGATCTTGGGGGGGCCTTGTGGGATTATCGAAGCCTCCGCTCTGTAGATATCGAAGACGCCAAGAACGAGGCAATAGCTAAGACGAGAGAGTTCCTCGTCAACGCACTCGAAGCCCTACCCGCAGTGGGAGCAAAGGAGAAGTAAGCATGGCAAGCAAAAAGGTTACGCAGATGAACTTGTATGTCGTAACGATCCCGATAAGGGGAAACATCGAGATCGAAGTTGAAGCTGAAGATCGTGACGCAGCCATCGAAAAGGCGGTGGAGGAATGCACCCTTGGCGACGTGGAGGACTGGAACACCATCGCCTCTCAGGCGGAAGTGGAGTGCTCCGATGACGATGACGATACCTAGACGCACCGTAAAGCCCGACGTGGCAGTCTACGTGCTCGACTTCGTCTCGTCGGGTGACCTGACCATGGAAGCAGCGATGCGGTTGGTCTTTCCAGAGGAAGCCGACATAAGATACAACGCCGCGCGGTGGCCCTGGGGTCCGCCCGAGGAAGAAATGAGGAGACAATGAGCAACGAATTTGTCCCGCGCAAAGCGGAGAAGAAGCGCGTCAAGCTGAAGATGGCCGTACAGGGTCCATCGGGATCGGGCAAGACGTGGGGAGCCTTGGCGCTGGCAAAGAACCTTTGGCCAGACGGCAAGGTGTGTGTGGTAGACACTGAGAACGAGTCCGCATCGCTCTACGCTGACAGTTTTCAGTTCGACACGATACCGCTCGCACCTCCATTCACCACGGCTCGCTATGTCCAGTGCATCGATGCTGTGGCGAAGGCTGGATATGACGTGGTCATTCTCGACTCGATCACGCCCCAGTGGGACGGTGAAGGCGGTATTCTTCGCCGCAAGGAAGAGATGGACCGAAGGCCCGGAAGCAACGGTTATACCAACTGGGCCACCTTCACGCCGGAACATGAGGCGTTTAAGCAGGCGATTTTGCAAACGCCCACGCACGTCATCGCGACGATGCGCTCCAGGCAGGAGTACATCCTTGTGGCGAACGACAAGGGTAAGCAGGTTCCCAAGAAGGTCGGCATGGCTCCGGTTCAACGCGATCAGATGGACTACGAATTTACCCTCGTATTCGAATTGGGGATGGACCATCGCGGGGAAGTGTCCAAGGACCGCACCGGCCTCTTCAACGAGAAAATTGTCGACTTGGCCTCACCTGAAATCGCCTTTGCTATTCGCGGCTGGCTGGAGCGCGGCACGGAAGCTCCGCAGGCTGGCCCAGTGACTCCCGCGAGCGTAACGGGTGCTCAACCCTCCATCCGGCAGCCAGCGAACGCCCCAGCGGTCTCACAGGCTAACGCTGTCCAGATCGTTAAGAGGATTCCGCCTGCGAATCTGGTGTTTACCGTTGCGGCGATCAAGGTATGGCCTGCGGACGGAGATAGCAACGCTTCGATGAATGTGGCGTTCACCGGCAAGCTGGTCGCTCCTGACGGCAAGTGGACTGCGGACCACGTTACATGCTGGCATGAGAGCCTGTTCGAACTACTTCAGGGGTCCCTTGGCAAGGTAATCGAAGTGTTTGTCACCGAGCGGGACAAGAACGGCAGACACTTCATCGACATCAACGATGTGGTTTCCATTTCAGACCCGGCGACCGGGGAATATGTCGAGTACATGGACGGCAAGCCCGTTCAGATTGGAGCGCAGCAATGAAGATACTCAAGAAAGACGGGACTATCGAAGAGGGCGTCGGTATCACCGACGAACAGGCGACAGAGATGGAGCGCACGGAATCCGTACTGCACGACGTTATCTGCCAAAACTCACGTCACTACGACTGGCAAAGCTTCCCGAAATGCCGGAAGGTAGCCAGCGAAGTCGCTACCGGTGCATCGTTGATCGACGCGCTTGAAGGTCTCATGCTGAAGCCCATCGCCGTGCCTAACACGCTGGCAGAACCCGCGCCAGAGAAAGAAGGAGAGCAGTAATGGTAAGCACATTCAACGAGTGCCCTGAGTCTGAGGTCGAGCAGCCCACCGCCGCTCTTGCCGTAATCGACAGCACCCCCGCCGACAAGCTCTTTACCCCCGGCGGTGTCACGGATGCGCAGCTTGCCGCTGGCCGGGAATGGTACCTCACGGAAGCCAAGAAGTACGGCATCGAGACGGAAGCAAAGCGCACCGAACTGAAGCGGTTCGCGCGACCTCTCCAGAAGCTCCGCACCGGCATTGAGGCGCGGGCGAAGGAGTTCACTGGAGAGACCAAGCGCACGCTCGCAGCCATCGACACAGAGAAGCGGCGCCTGGTGCAGATCGTGGGTGGTATCGAGGATGAGGTATTGCGTCCACTGACGGAGTGGGAAACAGAAGAGGAAGCACGGAAGACTCGGCTCTCCAGTTACGTGCAGAGAATGGCGGAGGCGGGGCAACCTCATCTTTACGCGACACTTGTCGAACTAGAGACGGCAATCCGCCAATTGGAACAGTTCAGCACTTCCGACATGCAGGAGTACAAGACCAGCGCAGAGAGCGCCATCGCCGCATCTCTCAAGGTGCTCAAGCCCGAACTAGCACGGCGCCAGGAAGCCGAGCGCAACGCCGCGGAACTGGCCGAGCTTCGCCGCAAGCAAGCGGAGCGGGACGAGCAGGACCGGCTGGCCGAGCAGAAGAGTCGAGAAGAAGCTCGCATAGCCGAGGCCGCAGAGAGGCTGGCGGAAAAGATGGTCGCCGAAAAACAAGCAGTTGTACAGCCTTACATCCCCTCGGCGCAAGAAGAACGAGGAGTGCCGATCACGCAGGAAAAGATTGCAGAACTTCTGGCGGCAAACCACAACGACCCAGCCAGCGATAGCAATCAGGGCCACGGAGAACCAGAAGAGCAGATCCCATCTTTTATCCATGAGGGACAGGTTGATCACAAAGTGGCTGAGGCTTTGATGGGCTGCGGACTCACACGAGGCGAGGCCGAAAGCGTTCTGCTGGCACTCAAACTGAATCTGATTCCGCATGTAACCATCACCTACTGAAAGGAGACCTAGATGGGACCCGACTTTAAACATTGGCGTTGTATGTGCGGGGAAACGAACAACCAAGCCGACCACCTCAGGTGCAACAAGTGCAGCAAGCAGCGATGGTCGCAACTAGGGTTTGGCGTCATTGATGCGGTTGAGGTGATCCTCGCCCTGCTCCCCTTACGGGGAGGGGACACCCTTACACGCTGAGGAAACAATCCGCCGCGAGATCGCCGCACTGAAACGCGCTATCAACAAGAAAGGAAAACCATGACATTGATTTTGAAGTCCATCGAAAAGGAGGAGGCAGACTGCCGCGCAAGGTGCGAAGGAATGAAGGTCGGAGACTGGATTTTGCATTGCCACAACGAAGTGCTGTTGGAGCGTCTGACCGAACCAGTTGAGAATCGCATTAACTACATCCTTCGCTCAAAAACAGATAATGTCGCCCTGCGGTTGCGCCTGATGACCCCCCCCATCCTAGATGCGGAAGTCCTCGCCGACGCCGAGTGGGAGAAGGCCGACGCCGAGTGGAAGAAGGCAGACGCCGAGTGGGAGAAGGCAGACGCCGAGTGGAAGAAGGCAGACGCCGAGTGGAAGAAGGCAGACGCCGAGTGGGAGAAGGCAGACGCCGAGTGGGAGAAGGCCTTCTCCGAGTGGAAGAAGGCCGACGCCGAGTGGGAGAAGGCCGACGCCGAGTGGAAGAAGGCAGACGCCGAGTGGGAGAAGGCAGACGCCGAGTGGGAGAAGGCAGACGCCGAGTGGGAGAAGGCCTTCTCCGAGCGGGAGAAGGCAGACGCCGAGTGGGAGAAGGCCTTCTCCGAGCGGAAGAAGGCAGACGCCGAGCGGAATAAGGCCTACCTACCTCACTACGCTCGGCTGTATCCAAACTCCCCATGGAACGGGAAAACCATCTTCGCCGGAGAATTTGCGCTGTAAGTGAAACTTCAACCCCCACACCGAAAGGAAAACCATGACAGACCTCAGCATCACCGAAGCACCTGAACCGAAGGCGAAGCCCTACCGCGTCGTCCTCGCAACCAAACACCTGGTCAAACAACGCGCCAAGGCTATCGCTGCCCGCGACAAAGCGGCTGGCGAAGTCAAGGAGCTAGACGCCGCACTACTGGCCCTTGGCTGGCCCTCTGAGGAGTAACCTTGGCTCTCTCTCTCTTTGAACAGAAAACCCGCAGCCTTCACCCCTTGCACCCACGCCAGGTCGCCGCCATTGAGTCGGTGAGGGCTGCGATTAAGGAGAAGCATAAGCGCATCGTTCTCCAGGCCCCGACCGGGTCAGGTAAGACCGTACTAGCCGCTCATATCATTGCCGGGGCGCTCGACAAGGGCAAACGCCCGCTGTTCTGCGTCCCGAGACTATCGCTGATAGGGCAGACAATCAAAAGGTTTGAATCCCAGGGAATTGTGGACATCGGCGTAATCCAGGGGACTCACGAGCGAACGGATTTTCAGGCAGCAGTGCAGGTGGCAAGCGTCCAGACGCTCGTGAAGAGGCCGCTGCCTGAAATCGATCTCGTCATTGTCGATGAATGCCATCTAAGTTTCACGGCCTTCGATAAGATTCTCGATTCCGAGGCATGGAAGGACAAAGTAGTCATCGGCCTGTCCGCTACGCCCTGGGCCAGGGGGATGGGCCTGCGCTGGACTAAACTCATCGTCCTGGCGACTACCGCAGAGATGATTGAGGAGGGCTGGCTTACCCCGGTTGTGGGATACGGGGTGCCAGAGGAGTTCATGCCGGACGTGTCCACGGTCCATACAAACTTCGATGGAGATTACGTCGAGGGCGAAGCCGAGAAGGCCATGACCACGGTTAAGATCGTCGGCAACGTGGTGAAGACATGGAAGGAGAAAGGCATCGGCGAAAAGACGTTCATGTTCTGCGTCAATCGGAACCACGCAAAGAAGATGCAGCAGGAATTTGAAGAGGCTGGGGTTCCTTGCGGGTATATCGATGGAACGATGGACGCAGAACAGCGGGAAGTCGTTTTTCGGAAATACCGCTCCGGCGAAATCAAGATACTTTCATCAATCGACACGATTGGCATCGGCATTGACGAGGATGTGCGCTGCATCATCTACCTGCGCTTGACTAAGAGCGAAATGAAATGGGTGCAGGATGGTGGCCGGGGCATTCGGCCGGCTGACGGAAAGGATTCGTGCCTGCTATTGGATCATGCTGGCACCGCTGAAGAGTTGGGTCTGTTCACGGACATTCATCACGATGAGCTGGACACAACCGATCCGAGCCAAAAAGCGGAGCCGAAGAACAACACTACCCCTAAGCCGAAGAAGTGCCCCAAGTGCAATATATTGGTTTCACGCAGCGCCGATGTATGCCAGTTCTGCTTCACGCCGCTATGGAAGGGCAAGAGCCCAAAAGAGATTAACGCGGATCTGGTGAGGATTGAAGCACAGAAAAAGAAGGACCTCAAGGCAGCAAGACCTAAGCGGCTTGAGCGCAGTGAGGAGCAGGCGTTCTACTCTGGCCTTCTCGACTTCGCACAGAGGCGGGGATTCAAAGAGGGATGGGCGGCAAACAAGTTCAGGGAAAAATTCGGTGTTTGGCCGAACCGGCTCGACAAGGTGCCAATGACACCGCGCAAGGCAGTCAAGGAATTCATCGCGGAGTCGGGTAAGAAGTGGCGTGAACAGACAACCGAAGAATACCAAGGAGAGTTCTGATGAAAGTAAAACTCGAAGCAAACGAGACCATAAGGAACTGCCCGCTGTGCGGCGATTCGGCATCGCTCCACAGTAACCACCCTTGTAGCGGCAAAGGCGGCAGGAAGTAAGGCTATTGGGGTGGAACAGCAGGAAAAGGGATGCGAGATCGCCGCCAAGCGCCTAAGCCAAGAAGTGTTCGACTTTAGTTGAATCTGAAAGAGGAAACAGCATGAGGAAGATCATCATCACGGCAATTCTGTTCGCTGGAACGATTCCAGCGTTTGCTCAAACTCAGGTCCCCACCACACCTACACCGCTGATCGAAACCTTCACATCTTCTCAGTATTGGGATGGACCTGCCTTGAGTAGCCTCCAATGCGAGTTCGATAATAGTGCCACGAAGGTGCGTAACTGCCAACTTCTCGGCGGTATGACTCTAACCGAAGTGGCACAATATTTCCTGGACGGGCAGGATCGCGAGTATGAGGAGCAAATGAAAGAAGAGAAGATTCTGAGGGATGGATGGGGTCAATGCGTAAATGCGGAAATACAAGCTCTTCGTATACTGCGAAGCCTAGACAAAACAGCAACGCCGAATAAGTGGAGTGGGAAAAGTTCCCAAGCTGATCCGTGGAAGATCGTCCCCCATCCTACACCCGTTAAAAAATCAGAAACCACCAAGCCAAAGGAAAAACCATGAAATCGCTTCGCTTAATTACTCTCATTGTCGTTGCCATGGTCACCACTACCACGGCGTTTGCGTGGCCTGCCTGCTCAGGTAACTGGGTACAGGTAGCCAAGGGAACCACAAGCCACCCAGGGGCAGGCGGGATCGGCGCAGTCGTCGTCGAGAACGGCCAGACCTTTGAGTGCGAGAAACCATCGGGAGGTGGATCATCGAATTCTTCGAATTCCTCTTCAAGTGCATCTTCTGCTTCTTCGTCGGCTTCTACCTCGATAGCATCGTCTGGTTCATCTTCGACAGTTGGACCGATAAGCGTAAAAAGCGGCGACTCAACCAACAACAACACAGCCAACGGCGGTGCCGGGGGAAACTCGAATCAGTCTCAGAGCGCGACATCCACCGGAGGCAATAACTCCAACAACACCACCGTCAACGAGGCGAAGATTCCCGTCAACACCGCCTATGCTCCTACGGCACTCCCCACAATGGGCTGCTTCAAGGGCTTTGGAGCCGGTGCGCAGACCAGCGGCTTCGGCGCTTCCTTTGGCGGAGGCAAGGTCGATGAGAACTGCGAGATACTTGAGGTAGCGCGGTCGTTCGGGGTTTCGGGCTCGTGGGACGCCTACTGCCAGGTCATGGTGACAAACAAGTACGCGAAGAAGGCAGGGGTTACGTTCGAGCAGTGCATGAAGCGAGTCACGGAAGCCCCTGCTCCGGTCGCCGTGGCCCCGCCGCCGCCTCAGCCTGCCCCAGCGCCACAGATCATCTACGTGGAGCCTCCTGCGGCCCCTACGCTGCCTCCAGTGGAGGTTAGGCTATTCGATCCACCCGCCGCTCCAGCACCAAAGGCGGCCACTCCGAGGAAGAAGAAACCGGCAGTCCCGAATTGCCCGGCGGTAAAATAGGGGACTTACGTACTTAACTCCCGTGGAGAGCAATGAAACTCAGCAAGTATCAACGCGAGGCATTACGCATGATGTTTGGCGGAAAGTGCGCCTATTGTGGCTGTGAACTTGAGCGAGGATGGTGTGCAGATCACGTAGAGGCAATCTACAGGAACTGGAGTAAGTTATCTGCCAATCCTATTACCGGCTCCGTGACTATAACCCCAACAAATCAGCCACGTTTTCCCGAAAGAGATAGTGAGGACAATCTATTTCCATCTTGCCGCGCTTGCAATATCCACAAAAGTGTATTCGGACTTGAGGCGTGGCGGATTGAACTTGGGGAGCTTACTGGCTTTCTTCAGCGTGGCTACCCAACCTATCGCCATGCACTTAGGTTTGGACTGATCGTTGAAACATCAACGCCGATTGTTTTTTGGTTCGAGAAATTCAAAGCAAGGGAGTCAAAGACGTAATTCCCTAAAATAGCGTCGTTGACGCAGTACGGTAGGAGAGAAAGCATGATTTATTCCTTTTGGTGGTTCGGCGGTTTCGGCTTCGGAATCTGGCGCAGTATCTATCCCGAGGGGCCTATCTGGAGCATAGCGATAGGCCCGTTAACTGTGCTCATGCGGTTCGATGTCATGAATTTCATAAGGATAGCCCGTGACCGCATCTCAACTTGCCCGACGACTCCACGGAATTAAGGCGGGGAGGGGCTGGCAGTGTCGCTGCCCCAACCAGATCGCCCACGCGCATGGTGACCGCAGCCGCAGTTTGTCAGTCAGGGAGATTGGCGGATGGGTGAGGCTGAAATGCTTCTCCGGCTGCACGAGGGGCGAGATACTTGGCGCGATGGGCCTCTCTGTCAGAGACCTGTCGCTTACCGAGTTCAAGCCTAACCGCCAGTGGGAGGTCACCCGACGAGACGAAGACACGTTGGCGAAGTTGACACGGCAACACGGGCTGGCAATCATGGCTCAGGCGGTGCTGCCGGGCGAGCGAGCTTACTGGCGGGCAGTGGAGAAGAATATCGCCGTCAAGGGCCGTGCTCTGAGAGATAAACTGTACCCCTCAGAGAAGAAGCAGCGCGAGATGTACCGAATCATCCGTGACTACGGGTGGGATGAACTTTGGGAGTGTGTGCCATGAACAGACATCAGAGCAGATACGTGAAGCGGTTGCCCTTTACTCTACTTCTTATTTGGGCTGTAACTTTGCTTGGCATTCTAGCGGGCGCTGCTGTCGGGCTGGTGATGCGATGAGCGGTGTAACATTACACTCCTCGCTAGAAACCCCCGATTGGGCATCCCTGCGACTCATGGCCCAAGAAACAGCCGCAGAGCGACTGACGGCCATCCTAGCCTCAGCAGACCGCATGGAAAAGCAGGTTTACGCTCTCCGTGGCATGGCGATGCTGATAGTCGAAGAGCGGGAACTGTTCCGGTGGGTGATAGACGAGGAAGTGGGTAGCCCTTTCCAGTCCTTCGACCGCTGGTTAAAGCAGACGTGCCCGGAGTCGTGGAGCTATTGCCGGCAAGCCTTGAACACCATCAAGGAACTGCGGGAGACCCCGTTTGAAGACTTGCTCCAGATCACGCGAGCCAACCTTGAGCAGTTGAAGAAGGTATCGAGCGGCGTTCGGCTTCTCCCCGGCGTGGTGAACGCGGCAAAGTCGATGCCGGAGAGAGAGTTCGTCGAAAAGATGAACCGAGATCACTCGCAGCATCTTGAGACGCGCAAGCCTATCGTCATGGCAGAGGCATCGGTATCCAGCAAGATCGATGAGGCGGTGGAGATGGCTACGGTGCTCTACGGATGCAAGTGCCGTAGCGAAGCTCTGGAGGCCGTTTGCGAGGACTTTATCTTAGCCCACCAGGACATGGTGGATGGTGATTCTGACAAGGAAGCAGGATGAAGACTTTCAACCACTACCACGTCTACTCGCTCCCGAAGGGCTGGCTTGTGCTCACGGACGACGAGATTGGCATCATCCACACGAACGACCACGCGATACTCGCCTGGAGCGGCCACGCAAAGGACGAGGAGACGGCGCTAGAGGCGGCAGCATGATCGCGGCCCTGTACGTGGCTAAGGGGGGCTGCTACTTTGGCCTGTCCGACGTTGACCCATGGGATGAGAAGCGCGATGCTCGACTCTACGCGGGTCCCCATCGCGTCGTAGCGCACCCGCCCTGCGAGCGATGGGGCCGCTACTGGGGTGGATCGCCTACAACCTGGCCGCGCCTAATCAAAGGCGATGACAATGGATGCTTTGCCGCTGCATTGATGGCAGTGAGGCGCTGGGGCGGCATCCTTGAACACCCAGAGGGATCGGCCGCGTGGCCGGCTTTTGGATTGATGCGGCCACCACGTGAAGGCGGCTGGGTGCGGGCTGACTGGCTGGCTGGATTTGATGGGTGGACATGCGCAGTAGAGCAGGCTAATTATGGACACCGCGCTCGTAAATTGACTTGGCTGTATGCTTGCGGGGTCGATATTCCAGAACTGCAATGGGGACGAGCTCCGGGAGATTTCGTGCGACTGGAGGACGGCTACCATTCGAAAGAAGAACGGGCACGAGCCATCAAGACTGGAGCCTGCCAGCGACTGAGTAAAAGCCAGCGACTGAGTACCCCAATCCCATTCCGCGATTTGCTGCTATCAATCGCCTCCGGGGGGTCCATATGAGTCCACACGCCTTTCTCACCGCTCCCCCCTTCCCCAAGCCCAAGAACACCCGCCCACAGGAGACGGAGAATAAGGCATTCAAGGTCATGCTGGATCAAAGGGAAATCTGCCGCAACGAGCCTATCGGGGGAACGTCAGAGGGCCGCAGGGAGTACAAGCGCCGCATCAAGCTCATGCTGGAGCGTCAGAACGGTATCTGCTGCCTTGCGGTCCACCTGGGATGCTGCGCTGGGCCGCTGAGGCTAGAGGACAGCACCTTCGAGCACGAGCACGGGAGAGGCTTAGGGGGTGGCAAGCGCGATGATAGAATCGAACTCCCCAACGGCAAGTGGATCAACGGAGCCTCCTGCTATCGAGGAAACCAGATGAAAGGAGGCAATAAGCTTGCCTACAACGACTAAACTACCCAAAGCCCTATCGGCGGGCGAAGAGCAATTCTGGCTGCACTGCAAGGCAACTTTTCACCCGCTCAACCTTCCTCTTCGTGAGTACCAGTTCGCTCCGCCGCGCATGTGGAGGCTCGACTTCTTCTTTGAACGTCACGGGCTTGCCGTGGAAATTGAGGGCGGAGTGCATCGCATGGGAAGACATCAGCGCCCGGAGGGGTTCATAAATGACATTCAGAAATATAATTCCGCCGCGCTCATGGGGATCACGGTGCTTCGCTACACGCCAGCCATGGTCAAGGCTGGGACCGCAATCAACGAAGTGATAGAAGCGATAAAGGCTATACTTATGAAGTAAACAACGTTACTTCCGCTTTCCGCCTGGTAACTAGCCCCGGTTGCTCTTTCCCGCCCGCGTTGACCCATCGAAGAGCCTGAATCGGGAACTGGTCCCATCCGTGGCTCAGGCATGTGCGCAGCGCGTTGATGCCAAGGTTATAGGCGAAGTCTGCGCAGGCGTCCCATTGGCCTTGCGTGCAAGTGTCGGAAACGAGTCCCGGCATCGCATCCTCCACTTGCCCCAAATCTGCTTGAAGCAAGTCCTGACCCTGCACCTGGGTGATTCCCTCCGAGTAGTCCTCTCCGCGAAGGATGCGGTGACCGTAGCCGACGGTCCAGACTCCCGCAACGTCCTGATAGGGCAGGGCGCGGAATCCTTCCGATGTTTCGATGAGGGTGAGACCAGCCTGCGAGGTTTTCATGGGCACCTACCTGTGATCAAACATCCAGCCCTAACCAAATCATTTCCAGCCGCGAGTCCACGCTCCCACCACGGCTTGGGTGCGTCGAGGTCGTGCTCTGCTTTGTCGGACATCTTTCGAAGATCCACGAGAATGCCGTTGCCATTGTCCGTCATTCCTGCCACGTTCACCAGCGAAGCGTGCAATGAGGGGGAGTTTTCCCGGATCACCGCATCCAAGTCTTGCCCTGTGGCCGTATAAGCCGATTCTAGGGGCAACAAGGCCGCGATGGATGAATTAGCCGTCCCCAGAGCTACGGAAGCGCCTTGTGCTGTTTCTGTGAGCGCATCAGCGGTTTTATCGAGGTGATTACTGAGCAATGCGACCGAATCTCCCGCCTTAGCGAGAGTGCTCGCCGTAGCTTGAATAAGTACGCCGGATTGCTGGACTTGCTGCGCAGACTTAGCAGCCACAATGCCGATGTTCTTCTCTGTCTGCGAGAGTTGCGCGATAGGGCCGCAAGTCGTACTGCCGTGGAAGCCGCTGCACGGCGCATTGATAGCGTCGAGCGTTGAATTAAGTTTGCCGAGCGTAGCTGTGGGATTAGAATCCCCCCACTTGTCAACAGCGGCGATGAGATGCGCATTCAAGCCGAAACCGCCCCAAACCGTTAGGCCCAGGGCGGTGACAATGGCGATAGTGACGATCCAGCGGTGCATATCAGGCTGCGGGCGGCTGAGTCATGGCGTTGATGAACGAAATGGCTGCCGTGTTCGCGGCTGCGATCTGAGCCGCTGTTCTGGCAGGAAGTCCAGCCGACTGAGCATACTGGAGGACGACAGGCGCAATGGCCTGACTGACCAAAGCTGCCTTCTCCTCGCCGGTGCCGGTTGCCTGTCCTGCGGCCACTGCTAGCGCTTCCACGTTGTACGCCTTTGCGGCCCACTCGTTGAATAGATCAACAATGGGGGTGGATGCGGGAACGATTGCTTCTACGGTAGCTTCGCCTCCCGCTACGACGGCCTGCCCCTTGGTGCTGCCAAACCACGAGAATGCCTTTTCGATGTCCGTGCCAAACACCTTGATACCTGCGAGAAAGCTCATTTTACTTGTCTCCTTTGGGCGGAAAGCCGCCGCCGGTTTCGTTGCTGATGGTGGAATTGGGAGCGTTCACGTTGGAGGTCGAAGCCGAACCGCCACGAGAGAGGCCACCGGCGATACCGATGAGCGTGAGGGCCAGATTCGCAACATCGTGGCGAGTGCTGTCAGTCGCGGTGTGATTGAGTAGAATGCCAAAGCCGAGCGCAACCCCCATACCTGCAAGGATAACAGGCCACAGGGATTCCGGCGGCTTGTTCATAGTGCTCTCTTGGCTGCGTTTAGCGCTGCAATCTGCCTGTCTGCATTTTGCTTGGCTTGCTTGGCTTGCCGGGCCGCAATGCCGTGCAGGATGGGCAGGTATCTGCTGTTGGCTAAAATCTGGCCTGCGGTGTGCCCGGCAATCCACGAGGCGGGGTCCATTCCCTCGGGGACGCTCTCAGCGACGGCTACGACGGGTGGGGGAGGGCAACTCTGGGGTCCGAAGGGGCACGGCTTGCTGGTCATTTGTCAAATGCCTCCTGTGTCTGTTTCTGGGGGTAATTGTAACGCTCCCGAGGCGCAGAATAGGTGACAATTTTCTTTTCATAGCGCAATTCGTCTTTCAACTCTTGCACTTGGAGTTGAAGGGAATTCACCTGCATCTCGAGAGAGCCGATCCGGTTATCCATCTTTTCAAGCGCAGTGAGACGATTGTCGATACTGCTGAGACGTGCCCCGCTGGTGAAGATTAGGGTAACCAGCAAGACGAGCGTTGGCGCAACCCCAAGTACCCACTTAGGCCAGCCTTCCTTGATAGTTGCGACCATGGCCCGAATTTTCTCCATTTCGATTTAGATGCCTTCCTGCGCCCTCGCGGGTTCCGGCCATTACTGCCGGACAGGCCCTACTTGCTGTGTTCCTTTTGAGCACGATCCCTCACATCGTCCTTTTCCTCAAGTTTAGCCTCTGCGCGATCTGCCCTGCTCCGCCATTGAAGCAACCCATCAGTTTTCATGTCCAGTCTCTTGATGCTGAGACGATTCCAGATCGTGGTAAGAGTCGTAAGCCCTGCAACTATCAAACCGCCCCACTGTGTGATGTCAGCCTTCGTCACGCCTACCTCTTTCCGCCCTGCTCCCTCAGCCACTCCCTGTACTGTTCATCTGTAACCTGCTGCTGTTTCTTCAGCCACTCGCGATACTCGGCAATGGTCATCTTCACAAGCCTGCCATCGACCCGCACGCGCATGTACTCGCTCTGCGGTTTCGCCATGGCAGCCTCAATTCACCAAATTCCAAGAAACGCAGAGCGGATTCGTGACGATAGCGACATTGTTGGCAATCGTGAATGAGGTGCCAGCCGTCCGCGCAGAGATGGTCAATCCACCCACGAGCGTGGCGACGGTCGAGTTGCATGTCACGCCCAATTTGGTCCCCAGCGTGTCATCCGTCTGAACGAAGATTTGGCTGTTTGCTGTCACGGCGGTAGTCTGGACAACGATAGAACTCGATACCGCATTGGTAGGCAGAGCCGCGCTACCCGCAGAGGCCGAACCGCAAACAGCAGGAGATGCGCCGCTAGAACAATTGGAAGCAGTGTTTATGTTGTTGAAAATAGGATTGTTGATAAAGAACTGCCCATAACCGTTGATGGTGTATGCCTTGGTCGATTGCCCGTACACTCCGCAAGCCCAGTTGCTACTCTGATTTCCTGTTCCATAATCCGACCAGATGCACTGGAAAGAATTGTAGTTGTTTACGGAATCTGACCCGTACTGGGTAACCACGTAGCTTTGGTTGGGGGCTAACCAATCGAAGTTTGCGGCTCCTCCGTAGCCGTAGTTCATAAATTGGCTTATATCGGCGGTGTAACCGTTGCCGCCGTAATTATAAAAAACACCGTAAATCCCTGGATCAGCCCCGCTCATAGTAGGTGGCCACCCGCGTGCGATGCCCGACAAATTGGTTTCTGTGTTGTAGGAGGGAAGAGTGTCGAATACGCAGCCATTCGAGCAGTGGATGTTGTTCGGTCCATCCCCAAGTCCGAGCAGGATATTTGCCGTATCGGAGTTGGCAAGCTCGTTCAGTTCAAAGTCGCTCCAGGCCGTGTAGGCGATGTAGAGCGTATCCGCGTTGCTCCCTTCAAAGTCGGTGCTCTTGAAAACGATGGTGTTGAGCGGAGCGCCGGAAATTCCCTGGATGCAAATCTGCTTCGCTGTGTTATCACCGCCGAACGAATTGACCTGGAACGACTCGAAAGTAATGTCGTTTGTAAGAGCAGACGTTCCGCTCACCGCCGCAGTTGAGCTAACGTATACCGCACACTGCCCGTTGTTTCCATTGGCAGCGGTGAGCGGATAGGACAAGCCGTAAAAGTTATGCCATGCCTCATTTCCCGAGTTAAACGTATAGTTATTTTGAGTGGTAATATTCAGTAAAGTTGTGGCATTCACGACCCACGCGTCTTCAGAGTTAGCGCCCTGTGAATTGATGAGCTTAATACCGTTGACGTTCGCGGTGTAGGAGGCTGGGCCAAGAAGGCGCACCTTGTCGATGCGCCCGCGCAGCAAACCTTGAACGTTGCTCCCGCCTGCAACAATGGCATACCCGCCTCCCCAATGCGACATTCCGACGCCTACTATCTGATTTCCCACCGCGCTCGTGAAACTGAAAAGTGGATCGACTCCGTCTCCATGAATCCAAGTACCCCCGTTCTCAACCGCGTCCGTCCCGCCATAATCAGGCGTGTAGGTCGCTCCCGCTGGAGCCGCAAGACGCGGCATCACGCCGATCAGCGATACGCCAGAGCGCAGGAGTACCGGAGAAACAGCGGTGGCCGCGTGCGTCTCTGCAACACCAAGAGGATTGTAGACATTAAGCTGCGTCGTAGTGCAGGAAGCAATAACAAAATCACCCCTGTTGACAGCGTTAGATGTACCCGATATAACAGCGTGCTCCTGATTGTTCCACGCGCTCGTGCAACTCGGGAATGATCCCGCATATGAGGTGATCCCCGCGATGGCATTGGCGGTTGCCGTGATCGCCTGCGATGCAACATCAGGAATTAGGCTGTATATGGCATCGTGCAGGGAGATATTGATGGCATGGCCTGAGCCAGTCTCGTTCGTGGTTGCGTAGGCGTTTGCGGCGGCTATTGCAGCATTCAAATTGGCGTAGTTGGCTACGTCGAAGACTACGCCGGTGATGCTCACGGCGTTGAAGGTTCCTGTCGAGGGCGTCGTATTTCCAATCGTGGTACCGTTGATGCTCCCGCCTGTGATGGCCACCGCGGCGGGATTGTACGAAGATCCGCTCGCTAAGGCTGCCCAAGTACAACTCCCGGCGGACTGATTCGCTGGGTACCATGCCGTGCCGTCCGCGCTGTTGTACTGCCAGGGCAGATTGCAGGGCGTCGTGCCGGAGGGGTCCGTCTGCACGGGCTTAATCGGCGAAACGCCCGTCTGAGCAAATGCCGACGCCGAAGCGAGTAAGGCTAGGATTGCGAGAATGCGTTTCATAGTGCTCCTATGGAAGTTGCGTGTAAACGGCTTGTTGCGGGCTGCCGATGATGCCCCAAGAGGCGGTGACGTTGTCGTGCTGATCGAAGATGCCGATCAGTGCGGGATTGCCCTCTCCCGGCTTTGTGTAGGGCTGTTTCTGGTCCCAGAAACGGTCCCCCAGGAGGCCGCTATAAAACCATGAACAAACCTTGGACTGCACCGCACCTGATGCCGTTTGCGTTCCCCATGTATTGAGGACATTGATAGTGGGAGTTCCAAGGCTTTTCCCCATCAATGTCTGGAAGTCGAGTGTGTTTGTTCCGGTTGCCAATCCCGTCCCATAATAGTTTCCGTTGATGCTCACGTAGTCCATGAAGAGAGCCTGAACCGCAGCGGAGCTTCCCGAGCAGCCGCTTGAACCTGTCCCCATGGCCTGAGTCGCATGCGACATGACCTTGACCATCTCTGTAGCCAAAGCATTCGCCGCATGAGAATGAGGCGTCGTTCCTCCAGCCCCGCGCATGCAGCCGGTTATGGAGCCGCCAGGCGATCCGAGCAAAAGAATCGACTCTGCGCTTGTTGTACCCTGATCGACCAGCAGGAAGCCAGGTTCTAGCGGATAAGAGACTTCGAGAGAGGGTCCGGTATTTCCGCTCCCCTTGTAGATTGTTGTCCCCGGCGTGAACGTGATCCCGCAATCGGTAGACGATGATGTAAGCGCCGCGATTGTGCCGAAAGGCAGCGGAGCATCGTGGGCAACAGACGCAACGCTGGGGAAGAATAAGGGAAATGCCTTCCAGCTTCCAGACTGGTTGCTGTACTCCCACTGCCCATGAACAACCCCGCCCACCGTCACAGGGGCCGCGTTGAACATCGACGCTCTCAGATTGAACGATCCATACCCGTAGCCGGTTGCCGTGTTGAACGTCGCATTTGACTGGTTGGCGTCGGCCTCTATTTCCGACGTGTAAGCAGGGTTCAAAGTAGTGCCGGACGGCGGGGTTCCTTCATAGACGTTCGCGATGTAGTAACTCACCGCAAAGTTGGTGCATTTATCGCAGGCTGTCGCCCCGGTGCCCGACGATCCCGTGAGTTGATTGGTGGTGTGGATCGCTGGAACAAGTATTTCCGTGTCACCTACCTGCGGCTCAGTGAGAGACAGCCCGCAATCGACCGCCGACGTGGTTCCAAAGTCCATCTCCACCATCGTGTTTGAATTCACGTAGGGGTCTACGAGCGGCTGGGGCTGGGCAGTGTAGTACCAGTCCATTCCGACTACTCCACGCGTTCCGAGATTCGTTCCTCCGGTAGGGGATGTGCATGAGCCGTGCTGGACGGGAGGCGGATTCGATGCGCTGGTCCTCGTCCCGAAGGGCGGGCTGGATTGCGCGAAGTTGGCAGCCGGGCAGCCAGGGGAAGAAGATGAGGAAGAGCACGCTACGTTCGTGTTCCCCTGCGAGGGGATAAGGTGGCCATCCACCACGACGACTCCAATGCATGGGTGAGTGGGAGAGCATCCAGGGAGCGTCGTATTAGCCGTCTGCACAGCCACGGCGTTGATAATGACTTGACGGGATGAAGTCGGGTCAGGCAGCGTGATGCAGCCGCTCGTGTTTGTCTTGCACGAGTACCACTGAGAAGCCTCGTTTGCCGCCGAGCCGTCGAGCGTGTAGAACACATCCACACCGGCAGGCCAACCCACTCCACAGCTTGTCATGCCGGGTGCAAGAATGCAGGCGGAGACCGCTCCGGTGATGGTCCCGGAGGCAGGGAAGAATGTGATGTTCCCGCTCGGCGGGGGGGGGATGGGCGGCACTCCAGCAGGACCAAAGAACGCGCCCACGCCCGCCTTGACACCTTGGCCTGCGGTAACGCTGCCTTGGCTGAGAGCGAGCGCTGGGAGGAGCAGGAACGCTACGAGGAATCTCGTCATAGCTCAAGCTCCCACCAGTACGCTTGCGTCCACCCGCACGATGGATTCGGAACTACCTCGTAGTAACTGTTAGGTAGCACCCAGAAGGAAATAACGCCGTTTAAAACCCCGGTGTACCCCGCGCTGCCCAGGGTTGTAAGAGATCCAAACCCCGCAATCGCATTTGCAGGCGTAATCGGCGGCGAAGAAGATGTCGAGGTATAGGCGTCAACATTGCATATGTACCCATTCTGGACCTGCATCTGCCCGTTGACGTTTACCATACGCACGGTAGCCCCCGTGTTCTGATAAACGACATTCACCTGTCTCGTCGGCGATGAGTAAATAGTTTGTACCGAAGCAGAACCGCCGCAGCTTGCCCCCGTCGAAGTAACTTGGTTGCTGCCGTTCAATTGCAGGCACCCCGATGAAATACCGAGGATTTTCAGCAGTGGGACTTGAACTGCGGCCGTCCCGGAAGTTCCGCTATGGGTATAGCTCAGGATCGAATAGGGGTTGGCTCCGGTCCCCTGCGATGGCGTGAGGTACCAGCTATCCGTCGCCGACACCGAGCCAGTCCAGTAGGTTCCGTTCCAAGTCATGCTGGGAGCCTGAACATTGGACCCGGAAGTCGATGCAGTGTTATTTGTCAGCGCAATCGGATAGGCCAGCGCGGGATTGACGATCTGAATACCAGGGAGAGAAACCGTCGCATTTCCTGACGTTCCTCCGTGGCTTAATGTCAAAGCCGAAAATGGGTTCGCGCCTGTCCCAAGCGTATCCAGGATGTACCACGTATCGACCGCAGAGGCCGTGCCGTTCCAGTAGGGAGCCTTGAGCAAAATGTTCGGGCTGTTGTAGTTCACGCTGGACGTAGCCGCGATGGACGGGTCAAGTTCGTAAACCACATCGTCGTTGACTGGCAACGCGGCGGGACCAGAGAACACGAGGGCAGGGGAAGGGGTTGAGCCGGTGCCGATGTTGGCTGCGACATTCCATTGCGCGGTGAACGATCCCGCGCTGTAGAAATTTGATTGAAAGGTCAACGGGACCGATCCGTAGTTGTTCGAGCCGGTCGCCGGGGTAGTGGTCGGGGCCATCGTGATTCCAGGGCTTCCGCTGCCGAGGAAAGTACCTGTGCCATTGAAGGTGGCATTCCCATTCCCATCGACGAGCCAATCAGGAGTTCCGAAAGTTCCACCCGATGTGGTGTTGTAGAAGTTCCACCCACCCGAGCCTGCGCTTGGATTATTGACGAAATCCGTTTCGTTGGCCCCGGCGTAGTTGTACATCTGGTATGCGCCAGAAGATGTGGCCGAACCATTTGAGGACTCTGAGATCGAGCTTACAACGGGGCTGCCTACCATGTTTATGGTCACGGTCCCCGACGTGCCACCACCCGAAAGGTTTGATCCGGCGGTGACGCCGGTGATCGTCCCACTTCCACCGGTTATCGAGCAACTTCCCCCGAGAGAACACGGCGTGCTGTTGATGGTGATCGTCGGCGATAGATTACCCAGCACTCCGGAATTGTCGTAGAGTACGTAGCCATTCGTTGCATCGCTCAGGGTCGTGCTTCCCACTGTCAAGCTGCTTGCCGTACTACCATTGGCCGCTGAAGTCACGCGACCTTTGGCGTCAACCGTGATATTGGAGTTTGTATAGCTGCCCGCCGTTACCCCGGAAGTTGATAGTGTGGCAGTCTGTGTTCCCGTCCCTGGGCCGGCAGTCACATCGCCGACGAGCTGCCCGATCCCGCCGCTGGCTCCGCTCGAAGCGCTCGTCACTCTGCCTTTGGCATCCACAGTGATATTCGCGCTGGTGTAGCTGCCCGCCGTTACGCCCGTAGTAGCGAGCGTCAATGATTGCAGTCCCGATCCGGGACCCGCGCTTCCGTCTCCTGCAAGCTGAGTGATTCCTCCGGGAACAGTGCACGTTCCGCCGAGAGCGCACGGGATCGAATTGATGGTCACCGACGAGTTAGCTAGTTCGCTGTTGGTGATGCTTCCATTCGGGAAGATTTGTGGCGCTGTCCAGTTGTTGGAGTTCCCCAGATTCAATGAGGCGATCACATTTCCGTTGGTCGGAGCGATGCCCAGAGTTCCATCCGAGTTCGCCACGGAATTGACAGCCCCACCGCCGCCGCCACCGCCTGATTCGTTTACGGTGTATGGCCCATACTGCCCATAGGCCGTGGTGATCCAATAGTCGGCTATTCCGCCACCATACCAAAAACCAAGATTGGCCGCGATGCCCGTATACTTCGTGCACGTGTTGCCTGGGAGCTGTACGAGTTGCGTGCTGGTCGCGCATGGCGTTGCTTCGGTGGAGTCCGTGTAAGTTGTGACCGGATTCGCCGCGCACGCCGCATAGGTAGATGAAGGATGGGTACAGACTATGGCGGTGGATTGGCCAACCCACAAGGCCTGGGCCATAGCGCCCTGACCTTGAGCCACAGTGCTCCCGAGGGTGAGAAGTTGAATGTCCACCCTTGAGGCTTGTCCGAATGCGCTGGCGCACAACACAAGCAGCACCAGTGAGAGAAACAGACCGCGCCAGGTCGAACGAGGCCAATCCCTCTCGAAATACGCCTCCCCGAGGGAATAACACCCACGAAGGACCACTAAGCCAATGGCAAATACCAATATCATCGGTCACCCTTTTTCCTGTTCGCCTGCAAAAGTCCGCCTACGGCAGGTTTCAGACTCCCTGCCTTATTGAGCGAACGCGCGACAAGCATCTGTCCCTCTGGAGACGCTATCAATTCCGGGGCTAAAACTCCCGTCACTCCTCCCGCGATCATGCCAGGAATACCGCCCTCTCGCCTGCCTTCGTAGGCTCCTGCTGCGCCCAATGTGAGCGCCCCTGTGTGGGCTCCAAATCGACCGGCGGCGCGTTGGAGAGTTGGAGCATTGCGGCTTACGGATTCCGCTGCCCTTTGTGCGGGTATCAAGTTGGAGATTCGACTGTTGAGCGGAAGCGTCTCCGGGGCAACGCGCCCCAATTCTCCAGTCATCGCCCCATATGCCCGCTGTCCAGCAGCGTTGGCTATCTGGTGGGTTGCAGGATTCCAAGTTAAGTGCTCATCGCTGAATCCCTGTTGAAGCCTTCCCAGATGAGATGGCGTAATATTCTCCGGGATAGCTTCGCCGCTTACCGCTCCTCTATGCAGGAAATCGCTCATATTGCTAACTTGTCCGTGGAGCGTCGGGGCTTCCATTCCTCGCGCTTTTCCTACGGCTTCCGAGAGGACGTTACGGGCGGGGCGAAGGGATGCTGAAGCATTTGGCAGCATCTCAGGGATAGGGCCTCCGCCAGTTGCGCCGGGGCGCAACAATACGCCTTGAGGTTGGCCTGTGCCGCCGCGCTCCCCTGGAATCTGGCCGATATACTGCGATTGGCCCATGCCTGGATGAGAACCAAAATCGGTTTGACGTATTCCTGTATCGCCAGATGCTAGGCGCTCTGGAAATTCTACTTGATGACCCGATGCCATAGGGGTACTCAAAGATGGAGCTTGCAGCATGGGCGGTCCCGGTCTGTCTGTTTGCGTCAATCGAATCGGCTGAGAAAGACGCCCTTCCACGTCCGCAGACTTGGCGAGTGGTATCTCTTGCTTCGGCGCTGGAAGTAATCCCTTCACTGGATTCGGCTTCACGCTGGCATTATCCAGTAGTTGCTGGCGCTCTCCATACAAAGACGATATTTGCCCCTTGGCGCTCTCTGCAACACTTTCTGGCCGAATACCTTTCGTTTCATCCAGCACAGCCTGGCCGATGTCTCGTCCTCTGCCGCGCATGGCTTTAGTAATCCCCAGAGCGCCCTCGGCAACGATTGGGGCTGCCGCCTTCATTCCTTGCCCAATCGCAGAGCCTCCAGCGCCTAAAGCCGCGCCTGTGCCGAAATCCCCTCCCTGGACTTTATTGACCGTGCCGGATGACAGCGCCGATGCGCCAATACGGGCCAGAGGACGAAGCATTGCCGGAGCCTTCGCTGCGAGTTTTTCCTCAGCTCCTCCGGGAAGCATGAACTCTGCCGCCTGCTCGGTACCTTTGCCAATAGCTTGCGCTGTGCCGTGCGTGGCGTTCATCTTCTCGCCTTCAGACCCCAGATAATCTTGCACGTCGCCAGGCATGAGGGATTTCAGGCCAGGGATCTTCCCTTCCAAATTGCCAATCCCACGAATAGTGTTGAGTCCGCCTTTGGCTATGCCTTTTCCGAAATCGAGTGCGCCCTGCCCAATGGTCTGAAGCATCGACGGTTTAGCTGGGGCGCTCGGAGCCGCGCCGATAGGTTTCCCCTCGGCATCATATTCAACGCCCTGCGGAGAAGCGGGGAGCGGCTTGCCTTGCGCGTCGTACTCTACTGCTTGGGCGGCTGCCATGATCCCTTACCTCCATTTCCTTGAGGATTCCATATATATCCCTCGGGCACGGTAGCGGGGCGCGGAGGGATTCCCGATGGAGCGGAACTAGCATTTGCTCTGCTTCCAACAGTGCGTACTGTCCCGGCATTCAGGAATAGATGATTTGCCTCCTTGAGTTGATTTAAACCAGCCGATATTGCCTCCGGGTTGTCCTTGAAATGACCGATTGCCGAATCGAGTGCCTTGAGGGCGGCTTCGGAACGGCCGCCGAACGTGCCAGCCAAATGGTCGCCTGCGATTGTCCGCGCTGCGCGGAAACGTTGGGCGTCTGGATCTTGCGAGCCGAGCCAGACAGTGAAATCCGTTTTTCTCCCAGACGCTGGACCGAAAATATCAGGGCGGCTCGAAACGATGGATACCATATCGTCAATTTGCTGATCGGCTGACCGAGCCATGTCGCCCTTATTCCGTTCCGTTCCTGTCGGGCGCACGTTCGGGCTGAAAGAGCTTCCAACCGTCAGGCCCTCATCCGTAATCATTGCACCCGGAAGAGCATTTCCCGATGCATCTGTCCCCTTGTACCTGGCGTTGTATACTTGCTCGGACAATCCGAGCCTACGAAGGGCAATTTGGCGAGCCTGATTTGCGCCCTCTATTCTCTGCTGTGCAATTCTAGCTTGCGGACTGTTCGGATCAGCCTGAACCTTTTTAAGAGCCGATGATGCGTCTGCAAGCTCTTCCTGAGATGCTTTCAGGTCATGCACCGCTTGCTGCTGCTCGGACATTTCTCCGTAAGCCAGCGGCTGGATCGTGCCATCTTCGGCAGTCTTGTATCCATGCGTATGGAGCTGTTCTTCGATCTGCGACTGGTGGTGCTCCTGAGTTTCGCCTAATTTTTCGGCACCGAGAGCCGCTTGTGCCTCGTGCAAGGCGGGAAGTGAATTGGTTTCCCGCGTCTGGGCTTGTTTCCCCTCATTGGCCACATCCTGAGCTACCTGATGCTGATCTCCGCGCACATCTGCGAGATGATGTAAGGATGTTCCTGGAGTAGCAAGATCAACCGAGGGAGCTACTGCGCGAAGTCCAATATCCCCTAACTGCGCAAGTCCCTGCGCTCCGATGCCGAGAATCTTCCCCAATAGTGGATGCGCCTGCCCAAGGCCGCTATTTTCAATCTTCCCTGAAATCTGAGAAATTCCCGATCCAGTGCTCAGTTTGCGCGACAACTCCGCTTCGTCTCCTGCCGATGTGCCGCGAGGGGCGTTGACCTTTGGAGAAGGAGTGGACGGCGCTGAGGGAGCAGGCATAGGAAGATTTACCGATGCTGGCTCCGGGCCATTCGCAGGAGGCATCACGGCTCCCTGCATTTGCGGAGATGCTGGCTTTTGCATGGACGCGACGAGTTGCGCCTTGAGTGCTGGATTATCAAGGAGAGGATTTCCTGTCGGCTGCGGAATTATCGCTGACGTAGCCATCTATCCTCCCCCAGAGAGCGCGGCGGCTCCTACTTGGCCGCCACTGTTTATGCCCTGCATCAAGAGCTTCATCCACGGATCGTTTGCCGCGCTGGAATCAGCCCCGGAAAGCGCCTGATTGCTCAACCCGAGAGCGTTCAATCCACCGCTCTGCTCAGTCCCCATGACGCCTTCTAGTCCACCCAATGCCCCGCGCTGATTCTGCTGGCCAAGGTTTGCGCTTTGCACTTCGGTTCCTGTTGCTGCCCTCGAAAGATTTGCGCCCGCCGCCCTCGAAGCTGATCCAATTGCGGACTGTCCAGCACCCGCGTTCCTCGTTCTGGCCGCGTAGAGACCGCCGCCGCCAACGGCACCGGCATTTGTCCCGCCTGCGGACTGTTGAGCGGACGTGTTGATTGCCGCTTTTTCTCCCGGCGTATATCCCACGGGATGCGCGGCGCGGGCTGCAAGTGTCGGCTCCAACCCCCCATATACGTTCGCGGCGTTCGCCGTGAGTTGATTGGAAAGGTTCTGCCCGGTTGCGCTATTAGCTAATTGGTTTTGTTCTACGCCTTTAGGCATTTTTCGGCACTCCCTTCCAATCCAAAATACGGTAGGCGGGCCAAGTCTTTTCCCACCCAAACCACCTGCGTAGATGTCGTCCGTAGGACTTTTCGATCTGTGGCGGAATGAACGAAAAGCCCTCTGAGTACCCCTTTTTTGCTATGGTATCCCGAATCGCACCATGCAATAACCTGATCCCCTCCATCTTGACTACTGGGTGCAACTGCCCAGCCGGAGAAAATAGGTAGATTTCCAAAGTCCTCTGCGCCACCGCCCCGAGAATAATCTCCCCGCGCTCGTCTACTACTACCTCTAAAGCTTCCATCGTCGGAGAATCGAGAGCGGGAAACGGGAAATCCAGACCACTCTCGGCATGAAGCCGCTTGAGCGTATCGTAATCTTCCGGTTTGGCTGTCCTCGTTATCACACATTCCTCGTTGGCGGATTCGCGCCTCGATATGGGCCGCCGAAGCCTGGCGGTTGGCCTGCCTTGGTAGTGCCTGCCGCCTGAGAAGGAAGCAGTGTCGGCGAGCCCCTGCCGCCCGTTACCGCATTTGGAAAGCGCACAGGAGGCGTTGATGCTCCACTGGAGTAGCGCGCCCGCACCTGGTAGTTGGCAAGAAGTGCTCCCACCGGCAAAACGCCGTTCCTTGAGGTCCCCACGTCGTAGGTATGGGTTACGCCGCCGGCCGTCGCATCGATCTCATATGTCACTCCCTGATAAAAGTCGGACTTGTGCGTGATCGCATATTGCACTCCCTGGGGATGAGGCACGATTTGGAGCGCATCGGGAGTGGGAGGCGGCGCGGGCGTTCCCTGGAGATTGCTGTTGGTCTGCTGCTCCAAGGTGCCCAGCCCGGTCCTCACGTCCGTGAGCGCTTCAAATAGCCGCGCACCGAACTCAGGATGCCCATCTAGCTTGAGGCTGCGTATCCAGTCCAGATTGCGAATGTTAGCTGGCATTATTGGTTCACCCCAAGCACTAGAATACGCGCGTTCCTGAAAAAGGCTTCCAGTCTGGTCAGCACAAAGCTGCACCCAATGCCGGAAACCGGAGACGGGTAGATTTTGATGAATATCCTGTCTCCCTGAGCCATGCCGCCGCCAAAGTTGCGATCTTTGTAGAAATTGGCGGTCAGTGTTCTGGTGGTAGACAGCGGCCACGGATTATTCAGATTGTCTGGATAATATTCGAGCGTCACCTGCGAGTTCGTGTCTCCCGCGATTGCTTGAATCTGAGCGAGCACGAATGCCAGCAAAAGTCTTCCATTCTTGAGTTGCATCTGCTGCCTGCGTTCAGGGTCGATGAATGCGTAGGTCGTGTAGTACGGAAAGAATTGTCCATAATCGTCGTCTATCGTCATCGCCGGATTCAAAGTGTAGACGTTGCCGTATCCAGACGCCAATCCGGGAGCCTGGCCGTTTCCACCGAAGAAGCACGTCGTCAGCGATCCCGGTGAACGATACATCCGAGCGGCCCCATTCATGGTGCTTATCCAGTGAGTCCACTTCCTGGAATTGTCGGTAGCAATGAGCTTTCCAGAAAACGACGGATGGAACGGGGGAGAACTGGCGATAGCCTGCGCGTTTCCCAAGTGCTGATAATCCAAAACATAGATCTGGCTGGGAGCAGTAGCAGCGCCAATCGGCAGACCGAACATCAGCAGGCGAGATACCGGATCGTTCAATGCCCATGCCGTTGTTGCCGCCGCCATGTTGATTTGAATCGAAGCATTCGGCGTTGCGGGATAGTTCCAGTTTGGCTGAATCTCCTGAGAAATCTTTTCCGGTAAGCCGCCGCCATAGATCACGGCTCCAACGTCGCTAGCCCAGGCCATCCAATCTTCTCCACCAGCCTCAGTGGCGTCGTCTGCCTGCGAAACCGTCAACCCGAACGCGGACAATGCGCCGCAACTTCCGGCGATAGGCTCAACTTCCCATCCCGACGGCTCGGTTACGGCGCCGCCTGTCGTCTCGTGCAATTTTCCCGATGGCGCTTGAGTAACGATGCACAAGGTGCCACGGACAATGCCCATATCCATGATTTTGGCTGTATCGACTGGTCCCCATTGGCCGGTATCTCCATCAATTCCCTCGGGATTGTTTACGTAGCTCGCATAGGACTTGTTTTCGAGGTATGGAGTTTGAGCGAAGATCGGTTGAATGTCATCTATCGTGATCGTCCCCGCCCCAGAAAGCGACACGCCACCGCCCCAGAACTGAAATGTCAAATCGGAAGGGATGTTATCGGGAAGTTCCGCAGAGAATTGCGCCTCGTACCATTGGCCCTGCGTCGAATTGGCAATCGGAACGATGACCGAGGAAACAAATGAAGTCGAACTGCTGGAAAGTTCAAAAATGATCGTCGGGCTTTGGAATGTCGTGTCGCCGTTCGTGTGCGCCCAGAATCGTATGGAGTAGGTTTGGTTTCCGAGGAATATCGGGTCTCCATAGGCATCCAGGTATCCAGATTGTCTCAAGTTTCCATATTGGGCAGTGGATTGACCAAGCGTGATTTGCCACGCCATTCCAAAATGGTCATTGACCAAAATTCCAGTACCCCAATAGGCGGGGTTCGCGGTCCACCCAAGCGGATAATTGAGATTGTCTCCCTGGACGGAATGGTAAAAGGGGCTCCATCCTCCCTCGAAACCAAGATTGAGTAAATTCTGAATGACGTTTCTCTGACCAAACGAAATGAGCCGCGACAAGTAGGTACGAAACCCAAGAGCGCCGTCAAGAACGATCTGATTCGCGAGATTGTTTCCAGGCAGGCTGATCCCGGTTGCGGCATAGAGAGTGTTGTCCGAGAAATCCAGAAACGCGCTCGTGGTCGTGTTGTCGTTTACTACAGTGGAAGTTGAAACTACCTGTCCCTCCAATTGAGCGGGAAACGGGATATAGAAAAATGGCGGCAACTGCCCAGGAACATCCGCCTGCGCTCCGGTGAATGCCAGAATCCTTGCAATCACGTTTGGAGGGCCATAGGGGATGTTGGTAACGCTCACGTACTGGCCGCCGTTCAAGATCACGCTCACGGGCGGCGACGGGGCGGGAATGGCCCCTTGGCGAGTGAGCCAGAGAACTTGGCACAGGTGCAATCCCGGCGCGGCCTGACCAAAGGGAGTTACAGTCCCAACCGCCGATGTCGAGCCGTTCGGTCCCGGCTGGTAGTAGTAGAAATGTTGCGGGTCCACAACCTCGGTGACGAAGAATGTTCCCTCCCACTGAAATCCAACCGTCCCGCTAGTCCACGTTCCATCCGCATAACTTACCGCGATATAAAAAGTCGTCGGGGTGGGACACGAATCGACGGAAAAATAATTGGGCGCGGGCGTGTTGTCTGGGATCGGCCAAGCGACATACACCGTGCCGGTATCCGCCGTGGCATTGATCACGTCTGGATCGGTAGCCGTGATGGGCGTTTGGAAGTAGGAAATCTGGTTCGGAGATGGCACGGACTCCACCGTGACACTGTTGGCGTTGAAGCTGAAGGAAGTAGACCCGGTCGACGTGGTGACACTCGACACCTGTATGACAGCACCCGGCTGGAGCTTATGATTGTTCACTGTCGTAAGAGTTGTCTTGCCTGCCGTCCACTGCGCCGAGGCGATGGCCGAAACAGACGCCGGTTCAACTCCCACAATAGATACGTCGATTCCGGGTATCAGTCCATGCGGCTGAAGAGTCGTCACCAGCGCCAATCCTGGGGCTACTTCCGCGTCGATGACGATAGACGATACGGTTGCCACCGTGCCTGAGCCGGAAAGCGTGTAGTACACCTGCACCATGTAAGGGCCGTTCAGGAAGACACGCACGGAGTCGCAGGTTGCCGACACGGCAAAAGCGAACGTAGGGCTGTTGATTATGGTTGGAGTTGGGCTTGCTCCCCACTGATCGGCTGCGCCTCCGTAGGAGTTGTTTGTAATGGTCGTGGTGATTGCGGTGGCCGGAGACTTGGCGGTGCCGATCTGAGATCCAGAGTTAAAGAGTGCGACCTGGTAAATCGTTCCGGTGGTGGTGGACTGGGAATTTATCCCAAAACTAACAACAACTCCCAAAATGGTTGCCGCCGATGGGATATTGAATCCGAACCCTCCAGCCACAAACGCAGAAAGCGCCGAGGTTCCGGGATTGAAGTTAGACCTCCACTGGCTTCCGACAAATGACCACGCGCTAGACGCGGTTTGCGATGCGGAGGTTCTCTCCTGGTTTACCGTTGTCGCATTTGAGTCAGGCACATTGGAAATCTGCGCCTGGTAGCCAACCTTCAGATAGTGCGCGGTAGCTGTGGCACACAGTACCTGGTCGTTGCTCCGCGTGAGCGTGTTTCCACTGGAGACCATTTGAGATGATGGCAAAGCCACGCTGGTCACCACCGGCGGCGCACCCGGACCGTCCATCGTGTACCGGTCAAGATAAGTGCCATCGTATTGCAGAGGGACTTCCGTCCCATGCAGTCCATCCGAGATCGCGATATACTCCCGCCCAAATTTGGTGATGGACCTGCACAGGCTGCCGGGAATCGACTGAGCTAATTGGGAAATTGCCCCAGGAGTGTTGGTTAAATCTTCAACCCACAATCTACCGGCAGAATCAAGATACAGATTCTCGATGTTCCCCGCGGGCGTGACGAAACTCTTCCCATACACCGCCGTGGGCGTGACGCCGCCGACTGGAGGAAAGCTGATTCCTGGGATTTTCTGAAAGGCCGCACGAGATCCTGTGAAGCCCGGCCCATAAATCACATCCTGATTATCGGGTGAGACATTCTCAGGAAGCGCATCGGGAGACACGTCGGTAACCCAAGATCCGAAGACCTCCAGGGCTGCGCCAACGGCTCCCGATGCGTTGATCGGCATTTAGCGCCCCAGCGGAAGCCATACACGCGCTTTGACCACCGTGGTCGAGAACGTCGATCCATACGCTCCTGCGGCAAACTGAGTGCCCTGCGTAGAGAAGATTTGTACCTTACCGTTAGCTATAGTCGTCCCAAGGGCGTAGATGAAGCTATAGCCGGTAGCAGTCTGGCTCGTGCTCGGTTGCTCGTAGATCTCAACCCGCACGGGGACAGAGTTGCTGGAAACTCCGGCTACGGCAAACGACAGAGTATCGCCGCCGGTCGAATAGCTTCCAGAGAAAGTGAGCGAGCCCAAATAAAACTGCTCGCGGTCGGTTACATCCGCTCCCTGCGGAAGGATGCTGTTGTCAAGTGCGAACGATACCGCCATGGTTCCTCCTACCAAACGCCGTATCCATACCCTGAACGATTGCCGCAATAGGGGCGGCGCTGGGTAGGAACACGCTGTTTCTGTGAGACTTCGATGTTGTAGATCTGCCGCGCGGCCTGTTGTGCCTTTGCGGTGAACGATCCCGATAAATCCTCTCGGGCCTGAACAACTTCATCGGCAATGAAGTACGCCAGAGCTGTTTTTGCTCGCATGATCGGGACCGGCTGATTCTGCCACTCCAAGTCACCTTGCGTAATGAAGTCCGGCAAGTAAATCGCTAACTCCATCCGCAAGTCCATCGAATAGATCGAGCCTGGCATATAGAGCGTGTTGTTCTCCCATAGCCACCAGCCATTGTATGGACCCTTACGCGGCTCGGGAAGGTAGTCCTTAGCCATCTGCATTGGCTGAAAGCTGGACTGGCTCCCCGTCAGTCTTTCTCCGATGCGCAGTGGAAGAATCATGTTCTGGGGAAGAACCGTCACATACGGGGGTGCCACTTCCGTACCGCTGCAATTGGTGAACGCGCTCCATGTGAGGCTTGTCCATAAGGCTGGGTCAACCGAATCGACCACCGGATACGCCAAGCCCAAAAATGGCTGCTTGAATACCGAGTAGCCGAGCGTGGCAAGAAAGAATTGAAGTTCCCTCCAGCCAGCGTTTGTGTACTCCTGCATGAAGGGCTGTGAATCCTGCAAAATATCCCCAGCCAAAGACCCGATGGTATCGAGCATCTTGGAGCGAACGAGGTTCAGCACGGAATCTACCGTGTCTGTCGGCATCGTCGGCTGAGGAGGAGGCAGGGGCACTTACTTGCCTTTCGGTCTCGCGGCAATTGCGGCCTTAAGCTGCTCGTCGGCGGCTTGAAGCTCCAGAAACAGTTCCATGTTCACAACATGGCCCGCTTCGCACGTCGCCACGTCGTCGTCTACCACGCGCCCACACATCTTGCACTTGAGACGCTTGGCGGGCTGCGCATCTCCCATCCATGGGGAATCGGCGGGATTGTCGCGCCCCAGCACCTTAGCGGCCAGGAAATAGACTTCCGGAGCAGCACCAAGGCAGCGGGCAAACAGCTTGCGATCTGTCGCGTGGGTGTTACTGGCCCAAGTCACGATTTTGGTGCATTCGACCTCAAGTTCGCTCCGAGCCTCGCCAAGCTCCTGCGCGGTTGGGACCTCATTGCGGGATGCGAAGATACCGAAGCGCGTCAACCGGCGACCGGGATGACCTCTGCCGATACCGAGCATCGCCTGCGCGAAGTTCCATCCATCCTCGGTCAGTGAAGTCATTTCGTCCTCGGACTTGATGACGAATTCCTCCATAATTACGGAGATTGGAGGTTCTCCCTTTCCGCTTTTTGGATTGAGCACCAGCAACTCGACGTAAGGTTTTCCTTCCGTGCAAGCCGGTATCGTGAAGGTCCCGGTAGAGCCGGTATTGACGATCTGCGCCCACGGCCCCACATTGAAGATGTGTATCTTATCTTTCTTCAGATCCTCGATAACCTTCAGCTTGAGCGGAAGAATGCGCGAACGCCCAATAGACTGTTTCTGCCCGATAGACCTCTCGGCTACGGTTTGCGGCTGCACTCGGTGCGATGCCCGTTCGATTACATCGTTTGCCGACATGAATCCTCCTAGTATCCTGCTACCTGAAGCTCTCCCGAGCTGGGCTTAATCTGACGCGTTCCGCGTGTTGGGAGGCCGAGAGCGCGGGCGTCTTGCAATTCCGGAAACGACTTCAGCGCCTTAACGCGTCCGCCGATGTTTGCCGGCCTGATCCCGGCCACTCGCTCCTTGTCCCTCATCCGATCAAAATTGTTCTGGAATCTGTCCTGTTTGGCTTTTGCCTGAGCGTGCTCAATTGCTGCCCGATTCGCTGCCTTTGAATTGAACTTCGCCTTATTGACCAATGCCGCCACAATCCCGGCAGCGCCAATCATCTCAGGCTTGCTGAATACGTGAACTATCTGGTAAGCGCCGTTGCGCGGATATGGCCCGGTCAAACAAAGATGCGTGATCGGATCTTCCCACTGCGCTCGATACTCCATCTCGGTCTGCTTGGTGAATTCAAAAGCGGAAACCCACTTCTCCATCACCCACTTGTCGCCTACGTACTCGTAAATTGGTCGAGCCTGGTAGCCGGTAAATTCCACACTTCCGGTGTCAGGATTGGTGAATTCTCCTCCTACCAGTGTGTGCACCGTTGGCGCGAAAACGATCCTGAAAAGCGGATCAACCCTGCCGGGGATGGTTCCATAGACGCTCATCGGCATCATAGGCCAGTGACGCGGCTCCGGAATCTCCCCGCAGAGTTGAACGCGTTCGCTCATCACTGTCCGTACAGGCCCTTCTCGATTGCAATGCCGTTTAAGAAGGCATTCATGCGGGTTTGTACCCAAACGAGGTTCAATTCAGCCACCATATAAAACACGAGTCCGGACGCTTGGCCGCCGCTCTGTCCGATGAGGCCAAAGAGCGTTTGTCCGCCTACGTCGTAGAAGTCGATGGACTTGGTTTCGACCATCGAAGCATTCTTCAGCGCCAGGAAGTCGATGTAGCCCGGAACCGCGCGTTCGTTGATGAGGAACCGGCGTCCCGCGATGGTCGAGCTTGCTTCCCGCTTCAGCATGTCTTCAGATTCAGAGCCTTTCAGATCCGACATGTTGATGTGCTGGACCAAGAGCGCGTTCTGCTCCCAGGCATTCTGCTCGTTGACGGTGGCGTGCGCTACAAGCTCGTCCGCATCCGCCTTCTTTTTGCCCATGGCGAGTTGAATCTGCGAGTGCACCGCGCGAACGATCTGCGGCGTCAAGGCTCCATTGACGGCGATATTCTGGGCAATGTACTTGCCCTGCCATGCGGAACGTTGCACGGTCAACCAGTTGCCGGTATCGGTGGCCACCTGGTAATAGCGCAAGCCATTCATGCCGGTGTTCGCCTGACCTGACGCGCCACTGACCAGCAGCTTCATACCAGCCGTAATGGTTCCCGTCGGAACCGGGTTTGCCAGCACGATGATGTTCGCGCTGATGTCGGAATCTTGAACGGTGATGGTGCAGACAAACGCGCCGCCAACGGAAGTCCACACATCCAAGTCTTCATCGTCAAGGAACAGGTTGGCGGAATTGACGCCGAGTGAAACAATGTTCCCGCCAGAACTGTTGACGGAGACGACCGTATCGATGGTGTTCGACGCATCGCCCTGCAAAATGGTTTCGAGGAAGTCGGCAAACCGCTCGGGAGCCAATGTCCGGGTAAGGGTGGCGAAGTTCTCGATTGCCTTTTCGTCGGAATCGGTCGCGTACTCAGCCTGCTTGGTATAGCTGAAGGCGTGAATATAGCAAACCGGGGTGATCTGGCCGGGAACCTGGTTCGGTCCGGAGCCGATGCCCATGTCAACGCCATTCATGTTGCCGACACGGGGCTTGCCGCCGAGGGACGGCATGGTGGGAATACGGGAAGGACGGTCGGAAACCGCCTTGATCTTGGATTTCTGGATTTCTTTCAAAAGCACGGACTGCTGGAGAACGTAATTTTCCAGTTCCGGCCTTACGTACTCCTGCTCAGATGCAAGAGCCTGCGCTGCATTGGCGATAGCCATAACAATCCTCTCTCGTGTGAGATTTGATCGCTACAGCGTCCCCAGTTCGGCCTGTTTTACGAGGCCTCGCGGTTTGGGTCGGTCCGCCATCACCGTTTCGCGCAGACGAAGTTCGCATAAGAAGCCATTTGTTTACCGGGTGTCATCCCAGACTTCTTTCGAACATTTGCTCTGGTAAGCACTATATCACGAGGGCTTAATTTTGCAATAGTGGTCAGCCTTGAACCGGAAACCGTCCTTCATCGCATCACGCGCAGCGGCAGACTTGGTCATCTCCACAATATAAGGAAGCGGTAACCTCCACAACCCCATTATACTTACTTCTTCTTCCACTTCACCGGCTTTTGCCGGCCAACAATCCACGCCCGGTTGTCCGCCATGATTCCGCCACGGCGGAAGTCCACTTTCAACCCGAGCCGCGTCGGAGAATCGGAAATCCACTCGTATTCATTGCCCGCTTGCTGCTGAGACTCTCCAGCGGGCCGCGCGACTTGCTGGGCGGGCTTCTTCACGCCTCCGGCCTTGCGCTTGGCCAGCACATCGTCCACGGCCCGCTTTACGGCTCCTGGGATAATCTTCTTGTGCTGGGATTCCACCGTCATTGCGTAGGCTGTCTTGTTATTTGCCTTGAGAAACCCTTTGATCTTCTTCTGGTATCCAAAATCTGCGGCTACGCGAGCGTTGATCTCTTCTTTGACTGCATTTCGGATGGCGCCAATCTCAGTCTCCGTGAATTTTGACTTTGGAGAGATTTTTTGCACTTCAGCGACCGTAAAAGACTCGGAACGCGGTCGAATCTCGCGGAGCCACTCGTCGTGTCGCACATTCATCTCGCGCTGCTCCAAAGATTCGCTTCCGCCGCCCTCTTTGCGCGTCTGCTCGATTGCTTTGGGCTGAATTGGGTTCTTGGCGGTCGTATTGATCTGCTCCACGACACCCTTGATCGCCTTGAATGCTTCGATGACTGTCTTCAGGCCAGGATCGTCGCTGTCTGAGGGCAGAACACGCTCCAGGAGAGCCATCTGGAGGGGGATCTGTGCATTATTCAGGTAGCCGGACACAGATTTGCACACATAAGCCGAGAATCCCTCTGGATTGACCTCCGCGAATCGGTCCATGGCTTGGGGGATGAGCTTCTGAAATGCCTCCGGGTTCGCCTCGATCATCTGATTGATGATTTTCGGGTCTCCGGCCTGAAATGCGTTGTCGTAGTCCCGCCAGAATCCTCGCTCGGCCAATGTATTCGAGATAACCTGCTCAATGGGCATCGATCCGGGCACGTAGTCCGGATCTTCCGGGTTATCGTCGAGCTGCGAGATGAGTCCAAGGCGCTCGGCGGCCTTCGCTACGCCATCCGGGAATCGCTTATTTGCATCCTCCATGAAGTGGAGGGCTTGCTTGACTTGACGATGCAGGTCCGGAGAGTCTTTCAGGCGCTCTCCGACTTGCTTCCATATGCTGGCCGCGCGCACAGGAGCCGTCTCCGCAGATTCCTGTTGCTCGCCACCCTCAGCGCCGGATTCCGATCCCTGCTCTACTTCTTCCGCGCCCTCTGTCTCTAGTTCTGCTCCATCCAATACTTCAAGCTCGTCTGCCATGTGACTCTCCTATGCTGTAGCCGTTCCCTTAGTTCCTGGCTGTGCCGCGTTCCTTTGCACCGAACCCTGCGCTTCTGGTGCTGCTTCCTTGATGCCAGCCTGAGCGTTCATCTGCTCGCGACCCTTTGCGTCTTCATCCTTGAAGTTGATACTCTCGCTGGGCGGCTTTGCGGCCTGTTGCATCTGCGCTTGCGCCATCTGCTGTTGCTGCAAGAATTGGTCATGGACCGCCTTATGTAGGCGCACATTCTGAATGCCAAGTTTAGCCTGCTCAAGTGCCTGTGCCGGATCTGCCCCATTTTCCGGCTGCGGCACGTTCATCCTCAGCCAGCAATCTTCGCTCGAAAGGTATTCCTGGCACTTTGCCGATTCCCACTGGTGATAGTCATCCGCTTCCGGCATCAATGAGGGCTGCGGCTGCGGTGGCTGGAATGGGATAGCCGGAGGTGCCGGCATTCCCTGTTCTGCCGCCTGTTGTTCGGCCTGGATCTGTTGTTGAGCATGAGCGACGGCAGCCTGTTGAATGTCTTCAGGCGTTGGAATGATAGGAGCTTCTTGAAGCAATATCTCCAGCTCGCGAGTTTGCTTCTTGAATGCGATTGCGGGGATGAATACCAAGTCCGGATTTCCATTGAGTTCAATGAATTCCTCCCAATTATCAGGCGATTCAAACAGCGTTTGCCCCACGGGACTTGAAGCCGCCATTTTAATCAGGTCGGCAAGATTAGCTCTCTTCGCGCCTGTGGTCTCCGGGAAACTGGAGTCGCTCACGTGGGCATGGAACTTGCCTTTCTTTAGCCGCTCCATCTTCACCGTGATCTTGGAGCCGTCCTTTCCGACTACCGCGATCTCCGTTCCATGATCCGGATTTTTCGACGCCAGCCGCGCCGCCTTTTCTGCGATGCCAGAAAACAGGATTTGCATCGATGCCCAGGACGGACCCAGCATCCCCATTGCCTGCGTTCTGTCCATCGCTTGGCCGCTGGCGGTCTGCGATGCCTTGGCATTGCCCTCAAGGGCAGGGAATGCGCCGGTAACGTCCTGGGATACCGTCCCGCGCAGTTCCTCGATTGCCTGGTCAAATCCCTCGGGCGGCGCGGCTGGCGGCTCGCGATACACCACTTGCTTTCCGATCTCCTGATCCGGCGGTCCTTCCTTGAGGAGAATGTAGTCATTTGGCCGTGAGCGCTGATCGGATACCGCTGCATAGTCTTCATCGCTACCACGGAAGTACGTCACGGACCATCCGGTCTCGTAATTCTCCCGCTTGGCGTTCATGTAGTCGTTATAGGCATCCTGCACGACCTTCATAGGCTCCATAAGAGCCCCGCCTGTCATCCCGTCCCGCTCCATCGGAAACGCCACATCAATGGCATCGTCCGGGCATTCGTTCCAGCTTTCAGAGTAGGTTTTCCCTATCCACTTGACGTGACAACCGTCGGGAAACAGTTGCAGGAACTTATCCCGATAGGTAAATGCCTTTTTGTCGTCACGAACGTCACCTTCGCCAGCCTCGGGGTATGGATCGTCGAACAGTTTGTCTTCAAATACCTCAGACCGGAGAAACCCATTCAGCTCAGTGGTGAGATAATTCAGCGCCAGACCGGTGAGGAAGAATCCCTTCTTGGCCTGCTTGACTCCGATCCGCGCGAACCTATTCCAGTCAGATTCCCCAATCGATGGTTCGCCGGGCACGATCTTTGAACGAATCCACTCATTCTGCGCCTTCAGGGTCAACGCGCTCTTGTCATCGAAAAGGAAGCAGTAAGTGGCGTCCGCCCAGCACTTGCAGACAATGGGAACCTTGGATTCCATCTGGCCATAGATGTCAGCCGTCTCCATCGAACGCGGCTCGCCGGCATCGTTGACCCCAAACCGCGCCTTCGATTTAAGCGTCTTCGTCCAAGCTACAACGCGCCCAGACATGCCCATCATGTACGAGGCCCGCTTTTGAATGCGCTTAACCGCGCCGCCCTTTTCGGACTGGTCGAACATCTCCCAGAAGCCTTCAGCGGTTTCCGCTGCCTCTATCGACTCCGAGTCTTGCTTGTCTGCTGCGAATCCCACGCCCGGCGGGTTCTGCGTAAGAACCGCGTCAAGACTCCTCCACCGCGAGCGGAAGATGTTATAGGCACCCATGAACATCGGGCACTGTACATTCTGACCGTTACCAATGTCGACGTATCCGCCCGCCGTGCCAACCTGGTAAACGCCCGTCGCCCAATTCGGGTAAACATGCTGAACTCCATCGCAGTAGAAGCGCAAAATACGGTCGAACAGAACTTCGATGCGCCGGTCGTACATCTCCTGGTCCTGAAGCTTGCGAACAAGGGCCTCAAGCTTGTCTATGAGGATCTTGGGGAGGTCGCGATTATTCTCGCCAAAGGTTGGAGGGTCGTCTGGCTGCTGGATGGATTGTGAGTGCTCATCTCCATCGACGACCGGCGGCAATGCTGGGCTAGTTGCGATTTGCGGCCTCCATCATCACCTCTACATGATCCTCGCGCTCAAGAATAGCAGCCATGGCCCTTCCAAGCGTCTGGCAGCATGGCTTTCCATCCGAAACCACCGACAGGCAATAGGGGCATTGAATCTTGCATATCTCGGGAGAGATTCGCGCCTTCCGCATCTGCTCCCAAACGTAATCCACCTTGCGCTCGCCGCTCATGCACTGACAGCAAGGGCCATGAAGCGCCTTGTTCCAAACGTGCCGTGCGCAATAGTCAGCGCTCATCTGGGATACAGTTTCCCTCTGGCTTTAGCCTTGATCTTCTCAGCCTCGGATGCCGAGATATTCCCGGCATGTTCCGAGCGGGTAGCGCCGCCAATCGCAAGTCGAGCGTGGGTTGGATCGTTGACCGGGAACGAACGTCCGGGGCCAGCGAAGGAACTTTTCGGCATCTTCCTGCGATCAGCGGCGTATAGTTTCATGGCTTACAGATTCACTACCGAGTAGATCAGTTTTACCTTGAGTGTCCCCGTTCCGGTCGCAAACACACCCGTGGCATTCGAGATGAAAATGCCCAGGTTTACCAGCGCGCTCGTCGCCGAACTGGCAATCTGCGCTCCAGCCAAGGTGATTGCTTGAGTAACGGTCGGAGAGGTCAGGAAAGTGGCCGCAACGGTGCCGGTGAGAGCATTCGGAGAGCCAGGATTGGCGTTCGAGTATCCAATCGTGATGGCACCGCCCGAGGTCCAAGCCGTTCCACCATTCTCATTGACTAGAATCGCCTGAGTCACCACATAGAACGCGGTTGCGCCGGGCGCGGGGAGCAATTCGACGGGAGTGGTGTACATGGTGTTGACTTGAGCCGCCGTAAGCGCCAGCGTGGCCGAATTCTGCTCGCCACCGCTACGAAGGTCCTCAATCGACACATTGGCCGGCTCGGTCGCAGCCTCGAAAATGGCCTGAGTCCCGCCCAGTTTCGCCCATGGGCCGTCGATCACAACAATGCCACCGCCAAACCCGCTTACCGCATTCAACGCTTCCTGGAGGCCAAACGTTCCACTGCGCACCGTGTCTCCCGCCATGTGCGAATAGGTGAACGTGGCGGTAATCAGCAAGTTCCCTAGCCCATCGGTGGTAACAGCGCTGGGAGTTACGGTTTCCGCAACCGAACCTACGCCGACGGTGATCGGGGTTGTCGTGGTCGGAACACAGCTTGCAAGATTTGGGTTGACTGATTTCTGCGGCTGACATGTGAGCGTGTAAGCTCCTGTGCCGCTCGATCCCGCCAGTACAATCAGGGCAGCAGGCGCGGTGGGGTTTACGCCGTAAGCGTAAGAGTTTGCGGACGTTCTTCCAGCGAATGTTGAAACGATACCCATGTCACTCTCCTCACCTGTCTTTTCAGGCTGTCAGGTTGAGGCTGTTTTATCCGGTCGCCTTTCGACGCGCCCCGAACCGCCGGTTCCACTGCAAACTTTACATGCCGCCCATTACGGGATCTTCCTCATGCTCTTCCTGATGCTCCGGCTCTTCGCCCTCTTCGCCGAGAAACTTGCCCAATGCACCCTTGGCTTCTTCAGCCGAGTTCGCCTCGCCGTGGTCCTCATGCTGGCCCTCTTCGTTGATCGAGTGGGAATGAGAAACCATGCCATCGTGGTGAACGATATGGTGCTTGTCGCCGCCGGTGATTTTGTGGCCTACGTGCGCCAGCGCAGCCAAATGGGTGGGATGCTCTTCCTTCGTGCCGTCCGGGTGCTCGCTATGGAAGCTGCCATCGCCATGATCGACGATCTTGTGTTCGCCCGCATCCCCGCCTTCAATTGAGTCCGCCTTCTTGCCCTCCATGGGCTTTGGCTCATACTTGGGGCGCTCGCCCTTTTCGCGCATCTTGCTCAGGCCATCGAATCCGTCACGCGCCATCTTGCTCTCCAATCTCGGGCATATTGCCCCAGGCTGATTCGGTAATACTGCGCACCTGCGCCGCCGAGTTCGCCCTTATGGTTGAATGATCTACCCTTTTGGCGGGTGGCGTCAAAGGGTTTTTGCGAAGACGCAGAATCTCGTCCTCCAGTTTGGCATTCTGAGCCACGGCGGTGGAGAGCTTCTCGATAAGCATTTGCGCCGATTGGTCCGAGGATTTGCGCTCTCTCTTCTTATGCCACAGCTCCAGCCCGAGAAAGACGTTTCCAATTGCCAGGATGAATATTACTGCCTCGCTGCCCATGGCGATCCTTTCTTTGGCGAGTGGTCCTGCTTCCATTTTGCCATCAACACCGACTTGGCGGTCATGTCGGCTTTTGGACTCAGGGTCTCATAATACTCCTGGGCCCTGACCTCAAGCGGGGCCTCTGCCCGCGCTCGCAACATGCTCTTTACCAAATACCGTAGCATGTCCCCGTCGTCATCGGCATCCGTTGGCGTCTTTAGCACGTCTTCTGACCGGCCTGGGTGCTTGTTGTCCCGAATCAGGAGAGGAATGGACTCAATAATGTTTTCGCAGTCTGCCGAGATCAGCAGCATGGGTGTCTTGACCGAATACCCGCCGCCTTCATCGTCCCAGTCATCGTCCGTCCGCGTCGGATTCATGCAACCGCTCATCACGTCGCAGGTTTTCTTCATCATGGCATAGAGGAGCCGCCAGCCGCCGATCCTGTTGTTATCCGCCTGCTCGCAGTGTGGGAGACCATGGCGCTTCAGCTCCTCAGCCACACGCTCCGCCGTTGATCTTCCAGTAGAATTCTTCTCCCACGCATCCACGCTCAGGAAATAGCGCTGCGTCCTCTTTATCTCGTGATCGTGCATAGTGCCAATGCACCGCCGGACCAAAGCCGTCTCCTCCAAGCCCTTTTCGGCGTAGCTGCGATAGACCACTACAGCCTCTACTGGCTCGGCAATCACCGCGCCGAGTATTTCTTTGGCAACCTTCGGGGTAATCTTCCCGCTGGCCGCCCAGCCTACCGAGGCATTATGGACAAATCCATCGTCGTGCGCCATCCATCGAGGCCACCAATTTTGGATCAGCGCTTCTTCCTGTTGGCGTGTAAGTATCAATCTTGATTCGTCCCACACTCCGGCAAAGTATTGACCGGCGAATGAATCAAAAGAACCAAGCAAATGGCCAGCCCGCAACGAAGGCGGTAGCGAATTGAGCTTTCTCCCCTCCGCCGTGCGATGGATGAATAAATGGAATCGGCAACACTGGTAATCAGGGCCTCGTCCGTCCGCTCCATACTTGCACTCCTCTCCCTTCTTCAGCCCGTCCGGTAACCCGTAGAACTGGTGAGGGGTAATTCCAAGCGTCTCAAACCATACGTAGTTATCCCACCCAAACAAGTGGGTAAACGTGAAGTCGTCAGGCCTTTCATTCTCCTTGAAGCGCATCTGGGCAAAAACACGCCTCAGAAACTCTGTGCCTATGCCTCCGGGGTTGAAGAACAGCCCCGTCTTACACTCCCCCAATGGAGCGCCCGGCCACCGATTGGCAGTATGGATCGTTTGCAACTCCTGCTCGGAGAACTGCTCTGCCTGATCGATCATGATGTCGTAGAACTCTGGACCCCAAAACTTCTGATCTACCTCTTGCTGGTTCTCCGCGAACATGAAGTGGATCTCAGAGCCGTTGGGGAGGACAAACTTCTTCTTTCCCTCGTGCCACCAATCCCGCATCTCCGGAAACTCAAGAAAGTATCGCTGTACGTGATTACGCTCAAGGTCAGGCCAGGTGCGGCGAACTATTGCCCCATGAGTCTTAGGCCGATTCTGACGCCGGTCCAGCATTATGCGGCGCAGGCCGCCCGATTTGCCGCCAGCCCTGGACCCTCCCCCGCCAATCCATGTGGCAGCCTCAGTCCCAGCGCGATAGAACAGCTTGCCTATCTCTAACTGCTTCGGCTGGAGCACCAGAGGAATGATCTTAGAAGCCATTAAACCTGATGCATGGTGAGCGTCAACGCCCCGCCTGCGGACTGAGAGGCTAGCTGCGCCCAGTAGTAGGCGAAAGCGCTCCCATCCACATAGTTATCATTTTGGGTGTTGGTCGAGGTGTAGAGAAGGATACCGTTGGAGTCCGGGGCGGACGACGTGGGCGCATTGTTCGATCCGAAGATCTTAACAACGGCAGTCGGAGCCGATGCAAACCCGATCTGGAACTGCCGCACCCCGCGCACGGTAGGACCAGACTGCGTAATGACCACTACACGCGAGTACACGGGAGGGGTTAGCGTGTCCGTGGCGGCAAATAGGGAAACCGTGTCCCCTAGCCCAATCGATACTGTGAGCGGTCCGTATCCGTTGAAGATTGGCATGGCTTACCTCACATACATCTTACGACAGGTTGCGCACCAATAGCCGTCAGACCGGTAGAAACCGGTATGGCCTGTCTGGGTGCATTTGGTGGCAGGGCTCGATGCCCTCTCAGTCCATGTTGCGATCCTGGCTCCCGGCTCGCTCGCAGGGATACGCTCAGGATGTTGACCGTGAGCAGGCAATGGAGCCAAGTTTCGCTCCTCTTGGTCCATCGCCAGAGCCTTGCCGACTTGCGGCCCGGAGAAGTATTCAGTGAGTGCGGCTAGGACTACGGAGGAGGTGCTCCCCCGCGCTTCGATTTTGCCCATCATCTCATCGGGGATGCGCACCGCTATCAATTTGCTCATGTATAACAGTGTATAACAAAATCCCTACTGTTATACATCTATTCCGGCTTGTCCAGGATAGACCGCGCCACGAAAACAATGGGGCCGCCATCGGGCCCCACATGCTCTTGCTGTACTTTATCTCCATAATCCAGCGGTGCCTCCAGCTTGACGCCCTTCAGCAACTTGGAAGCTTCCCACCTGTCATGCTCGGCCCGCACGCGCATCAACTGCACAGCGGCCGCATCCACCCGCACGCTTACTCCTCCATCGGGATCGGGTACCGTGCAGGTGGGTGTTTCAAGGAGCTTTGCCCCCGCAGACTCAATCCTTGCCTCCACTTGGAGCCTACGCGCTCGCGCATACATAGGGATAAACTCAGGGTTTAAACAGGCCCATTTTCTCACCGTGTCGTAGGCGGGCATACCATCTTCGGCGCAAACTTGAATCAGGAATCTTCCGGTAGCCATCTCTCCGCAGATATAGTCAGCGAGGGATTTGCTGTATTTTGTTGGGCGGCCACCTGGCATTATTTGCTTTCCTCTGTAGGGACTGGCTTCTCTGGGATGTCTTTCTCTACCGCGAATGTCTGCGGGTTAACGTGCCAGCCAGGATGTGCATCCTTCCAATCGGCGAGGATGTCCGCCTCTTGTTTCTGCGATTCCTGGAACTGCTTAGATAGGGACTGCTTGGTGCCCTCGATAAACTGAATGGCCGTGCGGTAGGCCAGGTCAAGCTTTGGGTCTGGTTGCTTGTGTGGGTCAAGAATCTCCTGAGCGCCAGATGCGGCGGTGAGGATAAGCACTGAGATCAAAACCACAATCCGCTTCATGCTGAAAATCATATCATTCTCCGCCCTATGGACCCAGAGCCGCAAAAGAGAGGGTTCCTTGCTATCATAGATCCCGCGTTAACCCTCTCATAACGCCTGATCGATGTCTGGTGAATACATCCACTCGGATTTGATCCGTTCGACCTCAGCCCAGGGGATACGGTAGTCGCGTCCGAGAGGCCCACCGAGCCGGTAAGCCTTGACGCGGCCTTGCTTTATCCAGTTTTTCACCGTGCCGGTCGAGCAGGGGAACGCTTTGGCTACTTGTGGGACGGTGTAGTCCTTTTTGTCAGTCATGTGCTCCTTTCAATGCTATGCCCCCTTGAACTTAGTGCACATACACCACCCATTTTCGCCACGTTCTAGGCATGACCAAACACCCGCAGAATGTTGACTACGAAGGTGCCCGCATATACATTGCTGCAGCGACTCCATTCCGGGAAGTTCTTCGGAAGCCTGCTCTGATTCCGTGTACTCATCACAATCGCTCTCCAACTCGGCCCGCGCCTGAGCCAGGTCAGCCTCTAGCTTGCCTACGACCTCATTGGCGTGCGCGAATGCTAGCCTTTCGTCCTTCAACTCGGCCTCTGCCCTGGCGATGCGCGTGTCGCGTTCACTTAACAGATCACTTACACATGCGACCTCAGTTCCACAAACGCCGCAATAATGTGGGGTGACTCGCCGGACGGTGCTCTCGCCTGCTGGTCTGCTGTCAGTCATGGGGTGCCTCGGGTGCATGGTATCCAAGTCGTGCTGCAATTCTTTAATTCGTCCGATCTTCATTCTCCCCTCCCTCCATTCGTCCACGGGCCGCTATGTGGGGCTAGTGCACTAACTTGTCTTGAATCTCCTCAGCACATCGTTTCCACGCTTGGCCTATGGTGCGACTCCACGGGCCACACGGAGAGCCGTAGGGATAATGCTTGACTGCAATCGACGTGGAGCCGCGAACGTTGCCGGCAACTGCGGCTGGATATTTCTCCCTAACGATCTTCTTCGCTTCTTCAACCGTCATAACCCCTCCAAGCTCTGCTTCAGTTCCTGAACCCACAACCTGAAATCCGCCTCGGTCATCGGCCATGCACTTATTCGATCTTCAGAATTCGTGTTGCCCGACTGAACTTCGCTGGTGGCTCCGGCGATCTTAGAATCGCCCTCAATTCAATGTGGCCCGAAGGCAGGACAGCACGGAAAATATAGGCGGTGGAGAGGGACTTCTTTTGGAGAATCCTCGCTGTTCCGAACTGGGGATAGCACTCTACAAAGAAATCCCCTATTTCAATCTGATCAAATCTCATACAGTTTCCTTCCGTGCCGGCGCGGGTGGCGTGACCATGTCCCTGCTCAGTTCCGCCAGGTGGGCTTCGGTGCGGACAAGCAATCGCCGCAGCGGAGCACCATACTTAGCGTCAGAGCTTTTATTTTGGGAGCAGCTAACACTCCCTTCCCGCAGGATAGCGATCTCCTCCTTCACCAGCCGAATCTCTTCCTCGCGCTGGACGGTGAAGTCGAACCCGGCTTGCCATACCGCATCCTTATACTTGGGGCTGCCTTTGTACATCCAGCGCCCTAGGTGCAGATCGTAACTGCGCGTTGATTCCCAAAGATACAAACCACCAAACCCATCGAGAAATAATCGTCCCACGTAATCGGCATTGCTCCACCGCTCCCGCACGTACTTTTCCTTATCGTCCATCTTGTCTCCTTGCCGCCCTAGCGCTCGCGGCGCACAAGTGCTTTGTATCGAGCGCGTAGCCGCTTCTGCCCAGCAGCGTTCTTGCACTGTAGCTTGCAGTACAACTGCCACGGCTTCACCTTGGTGAACTCGGTCTTGCAGAATTTGCATTTGCGCTTCATGAAACCTCATTAACACCACTCTATGCGATTAGTAATCGGATGTCAAGAGGAATCTGCTTATATTTATTGACTCTCCTTAAGTTGTTGCTTTTAAACGACTAATGCTTGATTCCGAGGGAGGGAGAGACACGAAAAGCAAGGGTGGTATGCTCTTCGTGCGACTTGATCACAGTATGCTGTCATCGTCGGTCGGTCGCAACGTGCCTCTAAGCTCCCAATTGCTTACGCTCGGCTCCCGCAGAAGTCCGATCCTCTATCGACCAGGGAGCACCGGAGGCCGGCGCAAGGGGCCGGTTCACCTTTGAGGGACTGTCCTCATTGGACGCAATGCAACGATCCAGGCGCACGATTGCGAGAACCTTGACGCGGTACGAATTGTCGAAGATTTGCACATAAAGTGACCGAGACAGTTGCGAATATAGCACGGTGAGGTGTATTCTGCAAATGCGGGGTGGTGGCCGAGACTCCCCGATGCTCTCACCTTTTTGAGAGCAGCCCCGCACAACCTTGCACAACGGTAATAACATACTTGACGAATCAACCCCAACCCGAGCATACTGAAAGTGCCGTGACAGGGCAGCGCGTTAATCGAAGAACTTCGGGAGGGAAACCGGATGTCCATTCGGGCACTCTAGGTTCTTCGCGCGCCAAGTCTTGGTTTCGGCGACTCTTTCTTCGTGCGTATCTCCGCTCCAGCTATGCACGAATGGTAGAAGAGATTCGCAGCCTTCCACTCCGCATCCGAGCCACACGTCGTCAAAA